CCTACAACAGCCTCCGCCCCGGCCTGGCTGGCGGTGTCGCCATGCTGAACGCGCAGGGTCTCGTCGTCAACGCCAACGGCACCGTGCCGACCATGTCGGCCGCCAGCACCATCACGCTCTCGCAGATCTCCGACGCCACCCCCTTCGGCCGCCAGCTCGCCAAGGCGACTACCGCGGAGGCGGCCCGCGTGCTCATCGGCGCCCCCGCCAGCAGCCTCCAGCTGCCCTCTGGCGGCTCGGCGGGCCAGTTCCTGCGCAAGAGGTCGACCGCGGCGGGAGACGCCGTCTGGGAGACCCTCGACCTCGGCTCCGGTAACGACGCCGTGGCTGCCGCCGCTGCGTCCGCTGCATCCGCCCGAGAGTCGGCCGCATCCGCCGCCGCTTCACAGGCAGCACGCGTGGCGTCCGCCCAGGCCAGGGACATCTCCGTCGCCGCCTCGGCGCGCGCTGAGCTCGCGTCCGTCCTCACCCCCATCCAGGGCCGTCCCGGCTGCTACGACATCAACGCCCCTAGGAGCTAGGCGCCCATGCCCGTCATCCCCGTCCAGCCGAAGACCTCCCCCGACCTCTTCTTCTCTCGTGTCGCCGCGCGGTTCGCGGAGCGTGAGAAGCGTCCGATCAACATCTACATGGCGACGGACTCGATCAACGACTTCGGCTCCGACGACGCCCGCTACCGCTCCTGGCATGGAGCCCTGCAGCGCGCGCTCGAGAAGCGGTACCCCACGACGGGCGTCGGAACGGACGGCTTCGAGACGTTCATGTCCGACTGGGCGTACACGGACCCGAACCCGGTCGACATGCAGCCGGGACGCGTGTCCGGCACCCCGACGGCGACGAATCTCTGGGGCTTCGGCCGCCAGGCTTCGTACCAGTCGGCCGGCTCTGGCAGGTTCCGCAAGGACAAGGCCACCGGATGGTCGCTGACAATCCGGAACGACAAGACGACCGACGTCTACGAGATCTACATCGACGACGAGACGACGCCTCGCTACCGCTTCGAGGGCGGCGCCGTCCAGTGGCGCAAGCACATGATCACGGGGCTGGACCGCACGAAGGAGAGCACCGTGAAGGTGCTGTTCGTCAAGGGGTCGAACCTGATCTTCAACGACATGACGCGCTACGACGGCACGGAGCGCAAGGGGATCCACGTCGTCAACGGCGGCCGGTCGGGGATCTCGATCAACGGCCTCGCGACGACAGGCCCGGGCGCGGACGTGAACGGCTCGTGGGCGACGATCCTGCCGACGCTGGCGATGGACATGATCTCCGGCCCGGACATCATCCTCCTCACTCTCGGTACGAACAACATGGGAGACCAGGTCTCGGCCTGGAAGACGATGTACCGCTCGGTGCTGGCCCTGCTCAAGATCTACGCGCCCAACGCGCTCGTGTTCCTCATGCTGCCCGCCAACCCGGCGCCCGCGGCAGCCGGCGACTGGGCCGGCAAGCAGCTGGCCCTGTTCGAGCTCGCGTCCGAGTTCGAGAACGTGCAGGTCACCCCGCTCAACGACCTCTACGACCCGAACTTCCTCCCCCAGCAGGGCCGCGGCGACTCGGTGCCGGCAGGGAAGTACATGCGCGACAACCTCCACCCCACCTCGCTGCTCTACCTGGGCGAGGGCCTGCCCTACGGCTACGTGCCGCTCTCGATGGGGTGGCTCACTGGGGCGTACGCAGCGGCGGGTACGGGCGGCGGCGGCGAGAGCGGCGGCTCCGACCCGGTAGACAGCACCCCGCCAGCTGTCGAGGTCATCAGCCCCGCACCTGGTGCCGTGGTGCCCGTGGGCGGTTCGATCCCGTTCGTGGTCAAGGCCACGGACGCGGGCAGCGGGATCGGCGCGCGCGGGTTCTTCACCTCCACCGGGAAGGTCATCATGGGCGGCTCGCCGCCGCCCCTGCCTGGCCGCGGCGAGGGCTTCTACGGCTGGGAGTCCGTGCCGCACGAGGAGGTCCAGAAGTTCTCCGGCGAGACGTGGCACGCCCTGTTCAAGGACCAGGCAACGCCGACCGCGAACTTCACCAGGACCTCGGCCCGCCTGATCACGGCCGCAAGCTCGACGACCCCCATCGACACCACGAAGCCCGTCGTCGGGACGATCACCTCGAGCCTCGGCTGGGTCTTCCCCGCCACCGCAACCAGCACCGTCATCAGCGTCCCGGTCACCCACGAGACCCTCGGCGTCGAGCTGGTCTACCTCTACGCCTTCGGCTCGGGTGAGGCGCTGTTCATCGAGAAGCTGGTTCGCGGCACGAACGGACTGTGGAGCGCCACCGTGCCGCTCTCGAAGCTCGCGACGAGCAACCGGGTGGGCGTCACGGCTGTCGCCAACGTCGCACCTGGGGCCATCCGTGGCCAGGCCACGGTGTCGCCGGAGCAGGTCTTCTCCTTCGCCGCTGGTCTCGACACCACGAAGCCCGACGGCGTCGTCACGGGGCCCGCCACGGGCGTGACGCTCGGCGAGGACGTCCCGCTGCGCTTCGCCGGCTCGGACGCAGGCCCGGGTGGCATCGTGCTGGTCGAGTTCTTCGTCGACAAGCACTACCTCATCACGAAGGGCGAGCTGCTCGGCGGCAGCCCGGCCAACGGCGTCTGGGGCGCCAACGTCCCACGGAACGCGATCATCGCAGCTCGCCCGCAGTACCCGGACCCGAACAACGTCCCGAACCCCACGATCCGCGTGATCGCGAGGGACGCCGCCGGCAACATCCTCTACACCGATGAGGTGCAGGTGGCGCTGCCCAAGGAGCAGGTCGTTGGGACCACGATGGCGGTCGCGATCAACAAGGCGACGAACCTCTGGGCCGACGCCGCGGTTCAGGCGGCGTTCGACAGCCGACACGGCGTGGGTGCGGGCGGCGGGGGCGGAGCGGCCATCGTGCGCGACCCGGACTACCCGTGGCTGGGGAGCATCTCGTGAACCTGCCGGACTACATGGAAGACGAGGTCGGCTGGCGCATCATGGTCCTGGTGGCAGGCGAGGTGGAGCGCCAGCTGGCCGACGCCGTCCTCCTGCCGGCTGAGGGCGTACGGATCATCCCTGGCGCCGTGGTGGTCATGCCCGATCCCGAGGGGGACGAGTGCCAGCGGATGGCGTGGATCCGCCTGGTCGACTCGTCGCCGACGCGCGACTTCCCCAACCCCGACCCGAGCGCCGTGGCATGCGGGAGTGACTTCATGGTCAACCTGGAGGTCGGAGCGGTCTTCTGCAGTCCGATCGTCGGCGCCGACGGCGAGAGCCAGGTGGCGTCCGCCGACTGGCGCGAGACGGCGCGCGAGCAGATGGCCTACATGGCGGCGCTTCGGCGCGCCATCACGTGCATCGAGGGCTTGGACAAGGCGCTGGGATCGTACTTCCCCGTGGGCCCCGCCGGCGGCCTCACGGGCGGCGCGTGGCAGGCCCGCTTCGCGCTCGGCGAGGTCGACTTCTAGTGGCCGCCAGGTACCGCGTCTATGACTCCCGCATCGCCTCGGAGTTCGTGCCCGGCGGCGACGTGTGGGACTTCACGAAGAAGGTGACGCGTGAGATCCGCGACCTGGCGATCGTGCTCGCGCCACTGGGTGCCACCGGCGAGCTCAAGCGCAGCCACAAGATGAACATCCTGCCGATCGGGGCGTTCCACGCGCAGGGCCTGATCACGAACGACGCGCGCCACGCCACCTGGGTCCACGAGGGCACGGACGGCCCCATCACCACCCCATCGGGCGGGCGCATGCGGTTCATGGGCTACCACGGCTACCTCACGTTCCCGCGCTCGGTTCGAGGCCAGAAGGACCAGCCCTGGCTCGCGCAGGCGTCCATCACGGTACTGTCTACCTACGGGGTGGCCTTCATCCCGGACAGGGTGTAAGGAGATCGACATGCCAGGCATGAAGGAGTTCGGAGTCGCCGCGGTCACCGCGACGGCCCAGAAGAAGGAGCTCGAGCAGGTCCTCGAGTTCAAGGTCGGCGGCCACGAGCTGCGGATGCTGCCACCCGACTCGAGCTCGCTCGCGGTCGTGATCGCGAACGACAGCCAGATCGAGATCATCAAGGGCTACAAGACGTGGCTCAAGCAGCACATGCTCGATGACGGCGACGAGGTGCTCTGGGCCCTGGTCGCGGACCGGACGAACAAGTTCGGCTTCGAGGAGGTCATGGAGATCGTCACCTGGGCGATCGAGGAGACGACCGCCCACCCTACGCAGCCGTCCGCCGGCTCGTCGACATCGCGAGCACGTACTGGCGCGAGATCGACGGGTCGCTCGCCCGGCAAGGGATCGACCCGTTCGACCTGAACCCGCAGCGGTTCCTCTACGTGATCTACGACTGGGCGGCGGAGCGCATGGCGGCAGCACTCGACGAGGCGAAGTTTCGCCAGTGGCGAGATGACCTGTTCCGCCCGACGATCGGGCAGCGCGACCCGGATGCCGTCACCCAGCAGGAGATCGACGAGGAGAACGCCCTCTTCGCAGCAGCGCAGGGGAGCATCAGTGCCTAGGAGGCGTGCATGACGACGGTTGGTGAAGTCAACCTCGAAGTCGACGCTGACGGCAAGAAGCTCCCGGCGCAGGTCCGCAAGATCGCCGCCGCGGCGGCGCGCGAGGGTGGCAAGGAGTTCAACAAGGGCTTCGGCACGGAGCTGTCGAAGATCGGCAAGGAGATCGAGCCGAAGCTCGCCGAGGCTGGCGAGGACGGCGGCGACGCCTTCATGGGCGGGCTGCGCAAGCTGCTCAAGAAGCGCACCGGCGAGATGTCGGACATCCTCACGAAGGCGTTCGGGACCGAAGGTGGTCTCGACGCCTTCGTGCGGGAGACCGGCGACATCGACACGGCGATGGTGCAGCTGCGCGGCACTCTCTCGTCGATGAAGGGGGACCTCGACCCCGAGATCTACAAGCGCATGTCGGCGACGCTGTCGCAGTACACGGGCGCCGCGCGCAAGGCGCAGGCCGTGCTGGATGCGCAGCGCGCCGCCACGGAGAAGCTCCGCGAGACCGAGGAGCGGTACAACCAGGACTGGACCAGCGCACATCAGGAGCAGTCGCGCCGACTCGACGAGCAGCGCGCGGCCACGAAGCGATGGTCCGCCACGGTCAACGAGGCGTACTTCGAGCAGTCGCAGAGGCTCGACGAGGCGCGCGCCGCGACGAGGCGGTACAACGACGCATGGAACGAAGCCCACGCCATCCAGCGCCGTGCACTGCAGGACGCGAAGGCCCACGACTCCGCGGTAGCGAAGGAGCGCACGTCGTGGATGTCGCTCGCGAAGGCTCAGGGCGAAGCCCTGGAGATGAACCGCAAGTTCGATGTCGAGCACCGCGGCGTCGGCCAGCGCCTGCTCGAGCGCATCCCACTGCTGCGCCGGCTTTCGCTGGCCTTCAAGGAGTACGGCGACCAGAACGCGAAGGCGGCCAAGAACCCGCCGAGCTTCGGGGGTCGCCGCTCGCTGTCGGAGGGCCAGCAGATCCTGCTGATCATCGCCGCCATCGCGGCGGCGGCCGGCCAGATCGCGGCTCTCGGCTCGGCGGCCGGTTCGTCGCTGACCGTCCTGGCTGGCGCTGCGGGCGTGCTGGGCATCGGCGTCGCAGTGGCGGTTGCCGGGTTCAAGGGCCTCTTCGACGACATCTCCAGCGTGGCACCCGCGGCGCGCCCAGCCGCCGCGGCTCTCCGTGACCTCGGCAAGGGTTTCAGCGAGATCCAGGACACCATCCAGGGGCGGATGTTCGCAGGTCTCGAAGGACCGATCCGCAACCTGACGGACAAGCTCTTGCCGATCCTCGACGTCGGGCTCGAGACCGTGGCCGGCAGCGTGAACCGGTTCTTCGGGGCGTTCGCCGCCGGACTCACCACGCCGCAGGCACTCAGCGAGATCCAGCGGATCCTGGCCCTCACGGGGCCGATCCTCGATTCCCTCGGGGCTGGCATCCTGAACCTCGGCGGGGCCATCGGCAACGTCTTCCTCGCGAGCCTCCCTTACGTCCAGCTCTTCGCCGACTCGTTCAACCGGATGGTCGGAGACTTCAACGCGTGGACAGGCAGCCTCCAGGGGCAGGAGGCACTGTTCCAGTTCTTCGAGCACGGCCAGGTGATCATGTCGGCGCTGATGCCGCTGATCGGCGCCGTCGGTTCCGCGCTCGCTAGCCTCGTCACTCCCGACTCGGTCGCGATGACCGTGGCGTTCCTCGACAACCTCACCCAGTTCATGCCGATCCTCGGCGAAATCCTCGGCGTGCTCGTGCAGCTCGACGTCTTCGGCCTGATCGCCCAGCTGCTGCTGAACCTCGGCCAGGCGCTGCAGCCGATCCTCCCGGCCCTCGGCCAGGTGGCCGAGATCATCGCGGGCGCCTTGTCCTCGGCCTTCACGCAGCTGGCGCCGATGATCTCCCAGGTGCTCGAGGCGGTCATGCCGCTCATCACGGTGCTAACCCAGCTGGGCGCCGACGTGCTCGCCGCGTTGATCCCGTTCATCCAGCCGGTCGTCGACGCCTTCGTGCTGCTGCTGCCGCCGATCGTAGAGCTCGCTTCCCAGCTCGGCGCGATCTTGATGCCGGCGCTCGAGGCGCTGCTTCCGGCCTTCGAGCAGCTGGTCGGCACCCTCGGCTCCGCCCTCCTCGACGTCGTTGTCGCCCTGGCGCCCGTGATCCTGCAGCTGGTTGACGGCTTCGTCCAGCTGCTCCCGACGCTGATGCCGCTGGTCGAGGCCCTGATCGAGTTCGGGGCGGCGCTGCTGTCCGGGGTGATCGGGCTGCTGCCCAGCCTGGTCTCGCTGCTCTTCGCGGTGATCGACGCCGTGCTCCCCCTGCTGCCGGCAATCACCGATCTGGTGCAGCTGTTCGCCGACAACCTGCCGGGCGCCATTGCTATTCTGACCCCGATCATCGAGGGGATCATCGGCGTTATTGTGGCAATCCTCCCGGCGGTCGGCGACGTGATTCAGGTTATTGCAGACGTGATTTCTGCTTTTGCCGACTGGGCGTCAAGCATGGCGGTCCCGAAGGAAGTAATTGACACAGCGGTAAAGGGGATCCAGGACGTCTTTTCTTCGGTAATCAGCTTCATTAAGTCCTCGATCGACACTTCTAAGGCTGGGCTTGGTATCTGGGGGCAGGCGTTCCAGGCTGCCCGTGACGCCATCGGTGCGGCCGTCAATGCCGCGAAGGATAAAGTTCGCGCGGCGATTGATGGAATCCGGGACGCTCTTGATGGCGTCAAGGGATTCATCGACCGGGCTGTTGGCTTCTTTCAGGACCTGCCCTCGCGAATCATGTCAGCCATTTCCGGAATTGCCTCGAAGGTTGCCGGGGCGCTCAACTTCTCCAACCTCATCAAGCTGCCGGCGCTGCCCTTCACCGCGACGGGCGGCATGTTCGACCGCGCCCAGGCGCGCATCATCGGTGAGGCGGGGCCCGAGGCGGTCGTGCCCCTGGATCGCCCGCTGTCGCAGGTGGACCCGGCTGTGCGCGCGCTGTCCGCGGTCGCGCAGGGCAAGCGCGTGCCCAACTCCGGCGGCAACCCGCTGGACGGCGGCGGCAGTCGCGGACCCCAGAAGGTCACCACGTTCGCGGAGGGTAGTGTCGTCGTGAACACTCAGGCGCGCGACGCGAAGACGGTGGCCGCTCAGGTGTTCGACACCCTCGCGCGCGGCTCGGTATAGGAGACCTGGATGTTCAACGGCTACCTCGGGCTCGCGGGGAACGAGATCCTCAACTCCGCGCGCACGGCGGCCTACATCAAGCACCAGCTGCCCCAGCTGAACTTCACTGACGTGCACGCGGACGCCGACCTACAGGAGGCCCTGCGGGACGAGCCGTACGAGTCGCCCGTCATGGACAACGCGCCGTGGGTGGATGAGCAGAACCTCGCGAGCCTCGGCTTCTACGGTGCCTACCCGCTGGACATCCAGGGCGTCCGGGACTCGACCAGGACGGCGTCCGTGACCGAGACGATGGCCGACGGCGGCATGGTCTCCGAGCCGCGTGAGGCCACGAAGGAGATCCGCGTCAAGGCGCTGCTCGTGGGCCACGACGAGGCGGCCCTGGAGGTCGGCCGCTCCTGGCTGACGGCCGCGCTGCGCTCTGGCGGCTGCGGCCAGCACGACGGCGCATGTGGCACGTCGGACCTCGAATACTTCGTCTCGCCGCCGCGCGTCTGCTCGACTGCGATCGACCCCGAGCGGCAGGTGTCCTCCTACCAGCAGTACCGCGACGTGACTCCGTCGAACTCGCCCCTGTCGTTCCGCCTGCCGCGCACGATCGGGCCGGCGACCGCCGTGTGGAACTTCCCGTTCCGCGACGGCACCATCGTGGAGTGGGGTGCGCTCGAGCTCAACGGGCCCGGCGTGCGCGACAAGTCGGGCCCCATCCTGCTGCAGCGGACCAACTACCTCCCGAACCCCACGTTCAAGAGGGGGGCGCTCCGCTGGACAGCGGCCGATGCGGACCTCGTCGTTCGGACTTCGGGTGGCGTGGACGAGCGAGAGTACCTGCAGGTGCGCCAGCACAACGCGCCCATCCGCCGGTTCAACTACTTCCCCGACGGGAACATGAACTTCGACCCGCAGGCCGCCGGCTGGGAGACCGACAGCACGGCCGGCGGCGTCGAGTACCGCGCGGATCCGACCAGCCCCACAGGCGGCCAGGTCGCGGCTGCGCGCGCGAGCGAGACGCAGCCGCGGGTCTACATCCAGAACACCCTGCGGGGGCCCGTGGCGGGGCCGCAGCAGGGGACCGTCTCCTTCCGCCTGGCGCCGCGCCTGTCGAACGTGGAGGTGACGCTGACGAACCCGGACGGCCGCCGAACGGGTGTCGCCACTCTCCCCACCTCGGGGAGCGGGTGGTTCGAGGTCGTGCTCACCGGCACGCTGCAGCAGGGCGCGACGGTCCGCATCGAGGCGACACCCGACACCGTCGGCGGATACGTCGCGGCTGACGGCTTCCTGGCAGAGGTGGGCAGCGAGAAGGGCGCGTTCTTCACCGGGCAGACGCAGGCGTACTCGCGCGGCTACGGCTCGCTTCCGTTCGGCGAGGGCCCGTACGGCGGCGGGATCCAGGGGGAGCTCGTCAACGAGTGGTCCTACGCGTGGATCAACGGAGACCCCTACCAGGGGGCGTTCGGCGTGTTCGGCCAGTCGACGATCGCGATGATCCGCTCCGACCGCACGGACACCCCTGTGGGGAACGCCGTCGGCGCCGTATGGCTGCGCTCTGCGATTCCGAACGCCAAGGCGACGATGGTGCTCGAGAGCGACATCGGATCCACCACGGTGCGCGACATCCCTCTCACGGACCAGTGGGCTCCCTACGTCATCACGGCTGCGGACGCACGCAGCGCGCGCATCTCCGTGCTCGCGAACGCCACCTTCGACATCGACCACGCGTCGCTGGAGACCGCCGCCGCCTACTACGGCTACTTCGACGGGTCGAGCGAGCGCGTGGCCTACAACATCAGCTGGCTCGGCAAGGTCCACGACTCGCCTTCTCGCATGTCGTTCTGGAACAGCGAGGTGTTCACGACCAGCTTCGAGGACTCGGAGTGGCGCCCGTTCCTGCGCGTCACCGAAGGGGTCCTGCCGCCTGGCAACTTCTCGTCCTTCCAGTTCGAGCCGCTTGACCCGACTGCCTGCATCGAGCGGTACGTGCGCACCATGCACGACGTGCGCTGCATCGAGGGCCCGCGCGAGACGCGTCGCGTGAAGCTGGCCGGCTGCGACGTCGCGCTGATCGAGGTCGAGTTCCTGCTGGTGGCGGAGAACCCGTACAGCTTCACGTCGCTCATCGACATGGACGTGCCTGACCTGGGGGAGATCGTCCCCACCGTCATCAACGACCAGGAGACCAACTGCGGCAGCACCCCCGTGGAGTCCGTCCTGCAGGACCCGTTCTGTGCGCCCTTGCTGGCGCCACCCCGACCGCCGTCGATCCTGGAGTCCTGCGGCTTCCAGGTGCCTGAGTCCTGGGAGCGCCGGTGGATCTCGGTGCCGGCGAACGAGGTCGCCGGCTGGGCGAAGACGATGCCGGTCCTGTGGCTCGACACCACGGGAGCCGGGCCCGTGAGGAACGTGCGCGTCCGCATCTTCCCAAACCCGTTCGGCTACGACGGCAGCCGCATCGACCCGTGCTCGTGGTGCTCGGAGTTCGTGATCTCCTACTTGCCGGCGAAGACCCGCATCGCGATCGACTCGCGCTCGCACTACGCATCGGTCATGGTGGACGGCAAGGCGCCGACGTCGGCGAACCACGTGCTCTACGGCACGGGCGGGGAGCCGATGACGTGGCCCGAGCTCTCCTGCGGGATCCCCCACCTCATCGCAGTCGACATCGGGCGCAACGCGGACGGCACGGTGCCGCCGCTCGCGCGGATGGATCTCTGGCTGTCGACGAGGGAGGCGTGACGTGACCCTGACCACGAACCGCGTCTTCGCGTACGACCGCGGAGGCCAGCGCCGCATCGACGAGATCACGAGCCTGGTCTCTGTGGACTGGTCTCGCGTTCGTGACGACCGCAGCACCTGCGAGATCAAGATCGCGGATGCGGCGCCGCAGGCGAAGCTGCTGGGCCTGCTCTCGACGGGTCGACACGAGATCGTCGTCTTCCGCAACGGCGAGCGCGTATGGGAGGGCCCGATCACCAACATCGCCTACGAGGGCGACGGCATGGAGATCAGCTGCCAGGACGTGACGTGGTACTTGTACAAGACGATCATGCGTGCGAAGTACAGCTCGGCGCACCCGAACGTCGAGACGGTCATCAAGCGCATGGCGCGCATCATCCGCGCCGAGCTCGCGCGCAAGGAAGCCATCGCGCCCGGCGTCAACGTAGTGCCCCATCTGCGCACCTACGACCACCCCGACACCGACGCGAAGACCGCGATGGTCACCGAGAAGTACGAGCTCAACGTCTGGGAGCACCTGGACAACTCGGCAGCGAAGCAGGGCATCGACTACACCACGGTCGGCCGCTCGATCATCATCTGGGACACATCCCGCTCGATCGGCCAGACGCGCACGCTGGTGCGGACCGACTTCCTGGGCGAGCCTCGGCTGACCGAGTACGGCGCCGAGCTCACCACCATCGCGGCGAGTACGGACGGTAAGGGGGTGTATGGCATCTCGGGCGGCGTGGACCCGTTCTACGGCGAGATCGAGACGCTGTTCACTGCCTACGACGAGGACAGCGATGAGGAGCGCCCGTCTCAGAAGGAGCTGCAGTCGCAGTCGGAGCGCAACCTGCGAGGCCGCAACCCGGCTCCCGTGATGCTGCGGATCCCAGACAACACGCAGCTCGTGCTGAACGAGACCCTGCGGATGGAGCACCTCGTCCCCGGCGTCCACATGCCGCTGCGCATCGCCCACCCGGTGCGGACCTTCTCGCAAATGGAGAAGCTGAGCACGGTCAAGGTCCGGGAGGACGGCGACGGGGAGAAGATCAGCGTCACCCTGAGCCCCGCGGCGCAGGCTGATGAGGACGAGGGGGACGACTGATGGGCGGCCCGCTCGAGATCACCGGCGAGAACGTCCTGCGCCAGATGACGAAGCGCATCGGTGCGCAGGAGCGCCGCGTGACGCGCACCACCATCATCGGCGAGGTCCGCTTCCTCGCACACGCGACGGCCCCGAACGGCTGGGTCCCTGCCGACGGGCGGACGCTGGAGCGCGACGTGTACCCGCAGCTCTTCGACGTGCTCGGCGACCGCTTCGGCGCCCCTTCGGCTTCGACGTTCAAGATCCCCACGGTCGCGGCGCCCGCCGGGCTGATCTCCGTGATCAAGTTCTGATGCAGCGCCTAGGCTGTACCAGGGAAGCGAGGTAGGACATGGCTGCTGGATGCTGCGGCACGTCGGTGAACGACGTGCGGATCGTCGGCGGGAACGGCATCGAGGTGTCGGGTTCCGGCTCGACGTCGAACCCGTTCCTGATCCAGAACGGCACCTCGGCCCTGCTGACCGGCATCCGGGTGCTGGACACCAACTCGGTCAACTTCACCCTCACGGGATCCGGCACGCCGGACGACCCGCTCACGTTCCGCGCCGACACCACCGCACGCCTGCAGGACCTGACCGACGTGAACGACCCGGCGGGCCCCACGACCGGGGATGTCCCCGTGTGGGTGGCGCCGGCCGGCGGGCTCGAGGGCCACTTCGAGTTCCGGCCGCCGCCCGTCGCTCCGGCCGGCGCGGTCAGCACCACGCGCGGGATCCGCGGCATCGGCTCGGCAGCGTCGCCGATCGGCGTCGCAACGTCAGGCGAGTGGGGCGCCGAAGACCTGGCGGGTCTCGGCAGCGACTCCACCGTGGGGCTGTCGATCTACGTCGACTCCGCGGGGGAGCTTCGGGCGGCCCCGCCGTCGGGAGGGCTCGTGAGCACGTGGGCCACTCTCGCCGGCAAGCCGTCGGCGTTCACCCCGACCGCGCACACGCACACGGCCTCGCAGATCAGCGACCCGGAGAACCTCGACGCGGGGCGCATCAACGGCCGCCGCGTCTTCGTACAGCAGGGCCAGCCGGCCGCGCCCGCGGGCGGATGGAAGACCGGCGACCTCTGGATCAGCTGGTAGAGAAGGGACGACCAACATGGCACGAGGATGCGGATGCGCAGGAAGCTCCTGCGGTTGCACGATCGTCGCGGGCGCCGGCATCACCGTCGAGGGGAACGGCACGACGGCGTCGCCGTTCAAGGTGTCGAACTCGGGGGTGACGCAGATCAAGACGTCGCTGGCTGGATCACCGTCCAGCACCGACAGGATCCAGATCACGATCCGTGGCGCCGGCACGCCGAGCGACCCGGCGGTCATCTCCGCCACCCACTCGCTGCGCATGCTGGACCTGACGGACGTGAAGCCGTCGAAGGCGCTGGCCGCGGGCTACGTGCCCATCTGGGTCGCCGACACCGAGGCGACGGGGCACTGGGACTTCGGCGCCCCGCCGACGGCCGCTCCGGGCGCCGTGACGACCGGCGTGGGGCTCGTGGGCGACGGCTCCGGGACGGCGCCGCTGCGCCCCTCCACGGCCGGCACGTGGGGCTCTGGGTCCCTGGCGGGCTTCGGCCAGCAGTCGACCTCCGGCGCGCCGGTGTACGCCGACGCGAACGGGCAGCTGCGCACCACGCCGCTGGGCCAGCTGCCCGCCTACACGGCGGCGAACCTCCCGACCGCGAAGGACGGCCGCGTGGTCTACGTGACCGACACTGGCGCCATCCTCTTCGGCGCGGGCGGCGCGTGGCAGTCCCTGAACCAGGGCGCGAGCCCCATCGGAGCCATCACGGCCTTCGGGGGCGTGACGCCGCCGGCCGGCTGGCTGGTCTGCAACGGCACCGCGCGCGAGCGAACCGACTTCCCCGCGCTCTTCGAGGTCCTCAGCACGGCCTACGGCGCCCCGACGGCGACGAGCTTCTCGCTGCCGGACCTGCAGGGCCGCGTCCCGGTCGGCTGGATGTCGGGCGACCCCGAGCTCAGCACCATGGGGGTCAAGGGCGGGGAGCGCACGCATCGCCTCACGGAGCAGGAGATGCCGTCGCACACGCACGAGCTCGCGAACGGGGCGACGGACATCATCTCGAACGCGGCCGGCGGCACGCTGTACGCGACGGGCGGCGGGACGACGTTCAACTACCGCGGGTCGCAGCTCACGGCTCGTGGCGGCGGCCTGCCGCACAACAACATGCAGCCGTACCAGGTGGTGCGCTACATCATCCGCGCGCTGTAGCCTGGGGCTGTCCCACCAAGACGAGTACCACGGTTCACGACGAAGCCCCCCGGCCAGATGGTCGAGGGGCTTCGTCGTGCGCGACTAGCTAGCTAGTCGTTGTTCACTGCGGAACGCAGGCGCTCTTCTCCAACGAGCAGATCCTGGATCGCGACCAGTAGTCGCCGCTCGTCGCCGAGCTCAGCGGGAAGCTCGTACGCCGCCAGCATGGGCACCTTCACGTCGAACTGCGCCGACAGGACCGGGGCCTGGAAGGTGCCCTGGCCGGAGTCGAAGTGCTGCAGTGTGTAGGCGCCTGGCGCCCGCTGGTCGAGCGGGTCGATCGCGAGCATCTTGCGCACGCGGTCGAACCAGATCAGCACGTACCTGGGGCTGCCGAGGTGCTCCATGGCTGCCGGCGAGAGCCGGAACAGGGTCGAGGAGCCCGAGCGGCCGGATCCGTTCTTGCTGACCCGGAGGCTGGGTGTCGTTGGCATGGCGTACCCCTTCCTTCCGCGGACGAACTTCTCGAACCCCATCAGTCGACCGGGGGCTGGAACACCGCGCGGTTCGCTCGCATGAGCGAGTCCTCGAGGTGCGTGATCGCGAGCGAGCGATCCCGGCCGGCGGGCAGCAGTGCGAGGATGGCTTCCTCGAATTCGCTGGCCTTGGCGAGCAGCTGCGCCAGGGCCTGCTTCTGCTCCGGGTTGGGGATCGCGGCGGCGGACAGGGCCATCAGGACTCCGTCGGCGCCGTGAGGAGCTGCTGGTCCGTGAGGCCGTTGATGACCGTGAGCGCCCGCGACTTCGTGGTCGCGAGCGACGTGAACATCTTCACCTTGGCGTCGGCGCTGGCGTACGCCGTGATGCCGTCGAGGCTCGTGAAGAACAGCTCGAAGCGGTTCTCCAGGTCGGCGATCTTCTCGTCGCGAGCGGCGTCGGCGGGGTTGACCTCGACCTCGGCGACGGGCGCCTTGACGAAGCTGCCGCGGAGGCGCGCGAGCTTCTCCTCGGCGGTCTCGACGGGGGTGATGTCCTCGGCGAACGTCTCCGTCTGGTCCTCGGCGATGTCGGTCGGGGTGGTGCCGGTGTTGCGGGCCATGATGGCTCCTTCTTGTGGGTGGTGATGGATGCCCTGTTGGAAGGCGGGCTGCCTGGTCTGTGGGGTCAGGGTCGAACGGTCAGCATGCTCGTGACCGTGCCCTTGTCGTTGGCGCGCGTGGCCCATCGGACCTGCGTTCCGTCAGGGGTGAGGCCCTCGGAGCCGATCAGCTCCTGGCGCGCGTGGGCCTTCCGGCTCTCGGCGTCCTTCGCGTCGGCGCGCGCGATCTGGTACTTCTTCACCGACTCGATGATCTTCGGGTGCGTGATCGCGGTCTCCGGCTCGTAGCCCGCCCAGCACGCGTCCCGGAAGGGGCACTCGACGAGCTTGCACCACTGCATCGGCTCGTCTCGCAGGTAGCCCTGCGAGCTGCCGGTCGTGATCGCCATCGCGACATCGTGGAGCCGGTTCATCAGCTCCTGCTCGATGGCCTCGTACTCGGGCGTGCCGGCCTGCAGTGACCAGACGTAGACGGTCTTGTCCTTGCCCGAGCGGTCGATGTAGACGAGGTGGCCGACGCCGTCCGCGGGGAGCTTCCCCTCCTGGATGGCGCCCTGCAGGTAGCCGAAGATCTGCGCCTTGTTCTTGAACGGCGGACCCTCACGGCGCACGTCGCCGAGGCCGTCGCGCGTCTTGAGGTCGATGACGCTGGTCTTCGTGAGGAGGTCAACGGATCCACCGGCACGGAGGCCCGACTTGAACTCGACCATGATGAACGCCTGTGCGGTCACACCCTCGTCGCCGGCCTCGAGCGCCTGCTCGAAGTAGTCGCCGACGGCGGTGCCGACCATGGCCTCCAGCTTCCACTTCTCGCTGTCCTGCCGAGGGTCGCCCGCGATGGTCGCGCGGATGAACTCGCGGCAGCCGCCGAGGGACGACATGCCGAGTGCCTTCTGCTTGGAGCGCGGCTTGTCGTTCTCGTGCTGGATGAGCAGCCCGATGATGGCGTCACCAACGGCGCGACCGTGCTCGACGAGCGGGTCGGGCCACTCCTCGCCTTCGACGTCGACAGGCAGGACGGGCGGCGCGACGTAGCGCAGCGTGCCGAGGCTCATCGCTGCGGGTCCCGGTCGTGGGCGAAGGCGCCGTTCACGGCATCGACGTCGGGCTCTTCGTCGGTCTCATCGGAGACACCGGCCTCGCCGGTGCCGTCGCCGTAGTCGATGTCCTTGTCGTTGATCTCCTCGCTCGCGGTCTCCGGCTTCGGGTAGATGAAGCCGGTGTTCGGGTCCTTGACGAGGCTGCCGTCGGCGAGGCCCTGGGGGATGAGGTGGTCGACGATGAACTCGGAGTTGCCGATGACGCCGGTGATGTTGCCCTTGGCGTAGAGGTGCAGGCCGAAGATGTCGCCGAGTGGCAGCGCGGCGCGGCGGAGAGCGAAGGACTCGGCGCTCGTGATCGCCTTCGCATGGCAGTCGCCGCGCTGGGGCTGGGTGGAGGAGTCGACGTGCCAGGCGGAGCCGCAGTAGACGAGCTCGCCCTCGTAGTTGCGAACGCGGAGCTCGACGCGCGCGCGGTAGCCGACGAGCCAGGCGTCGGCGCCGGAGGACTTCGTCTTCGTGGCGACCTCGAACAGGAGCTCGAGGTCGGTGGTGTCGGCTTCCCAGTTGCCCATGCCGAATGTGCGGCCGAGCTCAGCGCGCACCTGCACCGCGGGGATGTAGGCGTTCCCCTGCTTGATCTGCACCGTGTTGCCGTTCACGGGGCGCAGCATCCGCTGCTCCTGCTTGAGCGTGAACGTGCCTCGCTTCGCGAGGAGTGTCGGGTTGGTCATCGGGTACTGCTTCCTGGATGAGTTGCTTCATCCTGTTGCGTCGGGTCGCTACACGTTTGAGTGTACACGTCTTGCACTTACGTTGCCCCTTGTTCGTTATGTACGTATTCTCCGGGGTGTACTCGTGATCCTCGGGACAGTGGGTCTTCGCCTTATTGATCTGCGCCTGGGTCGGCTCCCCGTACCGATCGCGGCGCTGGTTGCGCTGATCTCGACACGTGCGGCACCGGTCGTGCTTCGTCTTGAGCGTGTTCTCCGGCGTGTATCGATGGCCGTTCCGGCAGAAGTCGGGGTCGTTGGCGCGCTTCGACACGGTCCGGTGGTAGGGGCTGACGCACCCTTCGGTGCCGCACGTGGGCCCGAGGAGGAAGCGGTTCGTCGGCAAGGGGCCGATGAGCTCGCGGTAGAGGTAGCGGTGGATCATCACCGCACCGTGGGGGCGACTGATGACCGGCACCTTGCGGCCGGCGTACGCCTCTTCCGGGAACGTGATGCACGCATCGGCGTTCTCGGCGAGGGCTGCACGCACGGCCGCTTCGATGTCGGCTGAGAAGCGCACGGCTACCGGTCGATGTCGTGCGGCTCGGGCCACGGCCGCTCCGGCGTACGCCGGTAGTCGTGGCGCCGGTCTGCGCCCTGAGCGAGCGCACGATCCAGCAGTCGCGCCTGCCGGCGATCTTCGGCCAGCTCGAGCCCCAGTGTCGCGAGCAGGAAGATCAGCAGGCAGGCCACGACCCATACCCAGTGGGCGCTGACGAAGGCGACGGCCCACTCGGCGATCGCGACACAGGCGAGGGCCACGACTTCGCCGAAGGTCTCGATCACGACTCCGCTCCCTCGTCGTAGTGCTCTCGGCTTGCCGTGAGGAGAGCGATGAACTCCCCAAGGGTCATCGAGACGAGCTGCTCGAGCGGGCGCGTGTAGCCGATGCCATGACGCTTGGAGACAACGACGCCGGCCAGCGCATCCAGGTTGCCGCGCTCCACCTCGGCCTCACGCAGCGCCTGAGGGAGGTTGGAGCTTGACGTGTTCTTCACCTCGATGGCGATGCGCTGCCCGTGGAGCTTCACTCCGCGGATGTCCCCGAGGTCCTTGGCGCCCATCTTGACCTGCCGGTCGATGCCGTCATCGTTGAGGTGGTGCTTGAGGGTGTCGGCGACGACGCGTTCGAACTCGGCGCCGGCCGCCTTGGCGGTCGCGAGCGAGCGTCGCCGCTTCTTGGGTACGGGCCCGGTGTCGCTCACGCGTCGGCCCCAACCAGGCTCCAGAGGAAGTCCTTGCGGAGGGGGATTTCGAGCTGACATTCGCCCTCGCAGTATGTGCAGCACGTGTCGGTTGTGAGGGCCTTGCAGAGCCACTCGCCGTCGAAGCTGCCGGCGTGATCGTCGCCCCAGTCTTCGTAGCCGAAGCCGTCGACGAGGACGGGCTTGTGGCCGAGCGCGAGGCATGCGGGGCTTCCGGCATCCTGGGCCAGGAAACCATCCTGGTCGTGCTGGCTGCGGTCGTACCAGAAGTTCCGCATCAGCCAGGCGATCTCGTCTTCGTAGTCCTCGTCGGAGACCGGGTTGAGCGGCGTGTAGCCCTCGACGGCGAGCGGGCCCTCGAGGCGCGGGGTGTGGCGGCGCATCAGAACGGCGTCTCGGCGTTGAAGCCGCCGGGCTGCGGCTGCTGCTGCGGCTGGCCCTGCTGCGGCGCCTGCTGGCCGCCCCACTGGCCGCCCTGGGGCTGGCCCTGCTGGGGCTGCTGAACGCCGGACGGCTGCTGCGGGGGCCCGTCGTACCAGCCGCCGGGCTGCTGGCCCTGCTGCGGCTGCTGCGGGGGGTACCCGCCCTGCTGGGGCTGCTGCTGGCCGTAGCCGTTCTGCTGCCCCTGGTTGCGCTGCTGGGTGGCCGACGAAGACGCGCGCGTCACCTGAGCGACGGCGTACTTGAGTGACGGGCCGATCTCGTCAACCTCGAGCTCGATGACGGTGCGCTTCTCGCCGTCCTTCTCGTAGCTGCGCTGCTGGAGGCGGCCCGTCGCGATGACGCGCGACCCCTTCGTCAGCGACGATGCGGCGTGCTCGCCGGTGTCGCGCCAGGCGGAGCAGCGCATGAACAGCGCGTCCCCGTCCTTCCAGTCGTTGCTCGCCTTGTCGAACGTGCGCGGCGTGGACGCGATCGTGAAGTTCGCCACGGCCGCGCCGTTCTGCGTGTAGCGCAGCTCGGGGTCGGCGGTCAGATTTCCGACGATCGTGATAATGGTCTCGCCCGCCATGGGGCACCTTCTCTCGGGTAGGTTTTCTCAATGAAACTGCCCCGCTATTCTACGCGGGGCAGTGGTCGGTGGGCAAGGCGCGAGCCGGGGTAGGCGCTACCCCTTTGGCTGGCCTCGGTTGAGGATCTCCAGCAGGTGCTCGTTCGCGGTCGTGAGCGCGGGGAACGGCGGCGCCGGCCAGAGCGCGCGGAGCTCAGAGAGCAGCTGGCCGACCGCCACCTTGAACTCGTCCAGGTCCCGGCGGCTCTCGACGACGAGCGTGTCCTTCTCGGAGTTCTGCCGACGCAGCGTGCTGATCTGCTCGTTCAGGTCTTCGATCTGCGCGTCCTTCTCGGACCGCAGCGCACCGAGCGCGTCGCTGAGCGCGATGACCTGCTCGGTAAGCTTCACGAGCCGGTCGGTCTCGGCCACCTGCCCGTCGCTGACCGCCTTCTTGAGCTCGGCGCTGCCGGTGCTGACGGCCGCGAAGACGTCCGCGTCGGTCTTCTTGTCCTGGTTCCGCTTCGTGAACAGGTAGGTGCCGATGCTGCCGCCGCCCAGCATGGTGACCGCGAGGCCGATCCATGATGCCAGCGTGCCGAACTCGGGAAGCGGGAGAGAGCCGGGCATCAGTCCTGGTTGCCCTTCTCGAGGCTCGCGATCTGGGCGTCGACTTGTCGCAGCTTCTGCTCTGCCTCGCGCAGCTTCCGCAGCTTGATGGCGATCCAGGCGGAACGGTACAGCGGGAATACGATGGCGCCGACCGCGAAGATGGCGATGTAGAGGCGGCCCTGCTCGGACGTCACGATGAGCTGCGTGAAGAGCCCGAACGCGAGCAGCCCTAGGGACATGACGACGGAGAGGCCCGTGTAGATCTCCGCCTCCTGCGCCCATGGTCGAGCGACGAGTGCGAGGACGCCGGAGGCGTAACAGGTCAACCCGAGGAAGCTGGCAGCGATGGCCGCGAACAGCACGTCCGTCGTCCGCGCGAGCGAGGGGATGGAGTAGATCGCCCCGGCGATTCCGGCGCTGCCGATGATGAGGTAGAACACTGCGTACGTGAAATGGAACATGCCGTCGAGAACGACCGGCTTCCGCAGCGTGTGGCCGAACTTGCTTCGGCTCTCTCGTGGTCCGCTCATCGCGCGTTCACCCATCCTGTTCCGTTGTAGACCTGAGCCTTGGCGTCCACGAAGCGAGTCCCGTCGTAGACGCGGTGCCTGGCTGGGGCGAAGCCCGTGCCTGTGTAGATCTTGCCCCCCGCGAGGGAGCCCGCCGATGTGTCAACGACGCCGGTGTTCGAGAAGGGCCCACCGAACGAGCCGACTCGGTCGGTGACCTCGTTGCGCGCGACCCCGCGGAAGTAGTAGCGCGTGTTCGGATCGAGGCCCGCGATGTCCGAGGTGAGCGGGACGTCGTAGCTGCCGGCGAGCTCGCGGAAGTCCGCGTACTTGGACCACTGCAGCCGGTAGCCCTTGATCCCCGACTCGCCGTCGGATCGCGGCGCATCCATCTCGACGGTTGCAGAGCGCCCGTCGGGAGCCGACGTGATGGCGCGCATGTTCGGGGCGGACGGCGAGTAGGCGTAGATCATGCCGCCGGCCAGAGACCCGCCTCGCGCGAAACCGCCTTCGCCGAAGACGGTGCCGGGGCCGCGGCCGTTGCGCCCGTGGTAGAAGGGGCCACCGCGGGTGCCGAGGTGGATGCGCGCGAAGCGGTTGTTCTCGCCGCCGTACTCGATCACCTTGAACGTGGGGATGCGGTGCACGTGCTCGGCCTTGGGGCCGGCGGGTGCGTCGAAGTCAGAACCCGACTGGGCGTTGTCGTTAAATCCGTCGCCGATCGTGGCGTAGAGCCGGCGGGGGCCGCCGCGCCCAGAGGCGACGACCTCGATGGAGGTGACGATCATGGGCCATCGGCCGTCGCTGTCTCGCACGGCGGTGGGGAGGCGGGTGTCGTACCAGAGCCGGCCTTCGATGAAGCTGCCGTTGGAGTCACCGACGCCGCCGGTTCCGTTCCCGAAGTTGTAGCCAGCCATCTGATCCCTCCCGCCTGCTGGGTACACAGTACCTGGCTGCGGGAGGGATCTGGTGGTCAGCTGTCGGGGCTGACGGTGGTGACGTGACGGAAGTTGCAGCTCTCGCATCGGTCGGTGAGCTTGACCCGCCCGTCGGGGAGCTTCTCGCGCGAGTGGAAGCTGGGGTCGCCGCACTGGGCGCAGTCCTTCACGTCCATCGAGGCGGCGTGCGCGCGCGCCACGCGAGCGCGATGGATCTTGTCGATCTCCGCCTGGGCTCGGACGAGTCCGTCGCGCAGGCTGTCCGCCGTGCCGGCGGCCCACGGGTCCTGCGGGTTCCCGGTGCGCGGGACTTCGAAGCGCCACTCGCCGTCGCGCTTGCGCACGGTGGCGTAGAGCGCCCCCTGCATGCGGCTCATCGACGCGGCCCCGGCTTCGGGCGCGGCGCCGGCCGTGGCACGACGAGCTTGCGGTAGAGGTCCGCGGCGGCGAGGATCGCCCACCCCTGCTCCTCCACGTTGGCGTCCTGCAGCGTGACGGCGAGCATGCCGGCGAGCTCGGGGTCACCGTTCAGCGCGGCGGAGAACACCTGACCGATGAGCAGCGCCTCGCGCGGGTGGTCGATGATGACGCGCTGGACGATGACGTCGCGCACCTTCTGTGCGTCGAAGCCGTATCGCTGCGGCATGAGCACGTGCGTGTCGGCGTTGTTCTTCTGCGCGCCCCAGGCGGCGAGCACGGAGATCACGTCGGGGACCTGGTCAGGGTCTGCCCACACGGGCCAGTCGTCGCGGTTGGCCGGCGGCCAGGTGGGGCAGTCACGGATCGCGTTGGCGAACTCGATGATCTCGGTGCTGACCTCGGTCATGCCGTGAGGTCCTTGACCTCGATGACGTTCCAGTCCTTCTCGTCGACGCGGTGCTCGAGCACCAGGCCGGAGAGGTGGGCGTCGCGCATGGGGTCGCCTGCGGGCCAGGTGCGCTTGATCTGCGCCACCTCACGACGGTAGGCGGCGACCGCCTTGAGGCCGTCGACGACTTCCTCGCGCAGCAGTGGGCCGAGCAGCAGTCGGATGGGGGACTTGAGCCTGTGCTCGTGGTGGTGCATGGGGTTCCTCTCGGGGGGCGACTAGCTAGCTAGTCGATGGGTTCTCGGCGCAGCCGGGCGGCTCGGCGGCGACGTGCGTTGTCGTTCATGGCTCGCTTGATCGCGAGGGACTCTTCGTGGGACGGCTGTCCGACGAGCTCACCCTGCACCGACTGGGCGTCGAGGCTGGACAGCCACCACGTGAACGCTTCGTCGGAGGGCAGGGTGGGCTCGTCGGCGGTCACAGCAGGAGCTTGATGGCCCAGGTGTTGTTGCCGTTCGACGTCAGCCGGATCATCATGCGCTTGTCCAGGTGATGCAGCGCCTCCTTCACCTGCGCCGCGGAGGAGATGCCGCTGGCTGCGACGAGCTCCTCCGTAGTGGTGTAGGTGCCGAGCTGCTCGAGCCCTACCTGGTTGGCGATCGCCATGAGGACGTAGCGGCGCTGCTTGGTCAGCTCGATCTTCTCACCCGCCCAGCGCACGAGGGCGGCGCGCGCGTAGGCCATGGCTACGCCGCCTCGAAGTGGTCGGTGATGTCGTCGTACATCGTGTGCAGGTCGACGGTCGTGACGAACAGCGTGGTGTTCGCGAGGACGGTGGAGCCCTGCACCATGTTGGCGCGCCAGTAGCCGAACGGGTCGGGGAAGACGACGTCGTCGTCCTGGTCGGACTCGGGCACGAACTCGTTGAGCTTGAGCCGCATGCCGCCCTCCTTGTGGTCGACGAAGCGGTTGGTCCAGTGGCTCGTGGCTTCCTCGTTGCGGTAGCCGACGAGCGCGATCGCCTCGCGTTCGAGCCGCTCCTGTTCCTGGTCGAGGGCGTCCTCGTAGGCGGCGCGCTCGTCGTAGTCCATGGCGCCCCAGTTCTCGGGGAGCGGAGTGATGTCGGTCATGCTGTCTCCTTGCGTGCGTGGCAGCTGCAGGGGCAGCTGGTCGGGGTGTCGGTGTCGGTATCCCAACCGTAGCCGCGGCAGTTGGCGTGCTTGCCGTCGCGGCAGTCGGGGTCGATGAGGATCATGCGGGGTACTTGCCGTCGAGCAGCTTCTGCAGGCCGCCGTTCCAGAATCCGTACGCCTCCTGGGGTTGAGCGAACCCGACGAAGATGGAGTCGTGCGGGTGTAGCGAACTGTGATCGACGAAGCGCGCGAAGTCCTCGGTCATCGGGTACGGGGCCCCGGGGCCGGGGTCGGGGGTGTCGGCGTAGGCGAGCAGCGCGGCGGCGAGCGCGCGCGCCTCGGCCCTCGTGATTTCGGCGTCGAGGATCTCGTCGCGTGAGATGCCGGCGTTGAGGCTGGCGTGACGCTCGGCAGGGCCGCGCGTGAACTCGATGTCGCCCTGGTCGTTGGCGAACAGCGCGGTCACGTCAGCACCACGAGGCCGCCGACGAGCAGCACGGCGCCGATGAACGCGACGAGCAGGTCGGTGCCGTCGGCGCGCCCGTGCGAGCGGAGTCCGACGATGGTGCCGGCGGCCCCTCCGGCGATGAAGATGACGCCGATGAGCACGCCGAGGATGGCCAGGATGTTCACGACTTCGCCTCTTCGGCAGCGGCAGCGGCCTCGAGCGCCCAGCGGGTCTCCATCGTCATAGCCTCCAGTGTCTCCTGCCGCTCGACCGACACGGCAGCCCGGCGCTTGAGCTCTTCGATGTTCTCCACCTGCTTGGCATAGTAGGCCGCGACCTTGTCCTGCGCGCGGGTGAAGATCTGGAGCCACTCGGTCTTCGGCTCCACTCCCCAGTCGCTGTTGAAGTCCTCGACGAGCAGCTCGAGGTTGGCGCGGATGCTGGAGTCGGGCTCCTCGAACGAGACGGAGGTGAGCCGCGGTGCCCGCATGGCCTCCTCGCCCGCCAGGTCGCACTGAATGACGTAGCTGCCGCCCTTGCCGAAGATGTCCGACCAGGTGTGGAGGGTCAGCTTCGGGAAGGTGAAGGCGTCGAGGTCGATGCTCTCGACGCTGAACTGGTTGTCCAGGTCGATGCGGGTGGGGTACTGGTCCATGGTGTTCCTCTCGGGTGGTGCAGGAAGGGGCCCCGCCGACACGCTGGTCGACGGATCCGGGGAGTCGGGTGCTTCGTTCTCGGTTGCCGCGGCGTCGGTCGACGTGCGGGGTTCAGGGTTGCGCCGTTCGTGGAGACGAACGGCTGCAGTGCGCAACCAGTCGCGAATCTGGCTGTCGGTCGGAGGCATCGTCACGACTGAACCCCTCCGCCACCGAAGGTTCGGCGGGGCGGAGCGGCGGTGTGGAGTCGGGCGATGGCGGAGAGCGCCATCCATGCCTCATGCTCGACGGTCCGACCGAGCAGGCGGATGAAGAGCTGGTGCGCCTGCTCGGGGGTCAGCGTCGGCCGCGCGCGCAGCTCGGCCAGCTCGGAGAAGCCGCGAGATCCGTCCGCGTCGCCAAGCACGTCGAGCAGCCATGTCGAGGAGACGCCGTAGTCGTTCGAGTAGACGTCGTCCTCGGATCCCTCGAGACCTTCGATCACCGAGTCGTGAATCTTCTGCAGCTTGGCGCGCGCGGCGGTCAGCTCGGCGACGAGCGCGGGCACGTCGGTCCGGGCGTGCGCGATGAACGCCCAGTCCCGATCCTCTCGCACCGCGGCGATGGAGGTGAAGTCCTCGCCCGGGCCGCTGTAATTGGCTGGCTCGATACCTCCTTGGCTGGTCATCGCCCACGGCCCGGGGGTCGCGGCGTCGGCGCGCGCCTGGATCTCGGCGAGGTCGGCGGGCAGGGGCGGCGGCGTGAGGGCGGCGAGGACGACGGCGAACTGCTGATCCAGCGAGGCCGCGAGGCTCGCCCCGTGGTCGATGACCTGCGCCCTGATGATTTGCACGGCGGCGAGGGCCTGCTCGCGCTGGTCGGCGGGGGTCATCGGGTCTCCTTCGTTCGGTCGTACGCACGGCGGGCCAGGCGGCCAAGCGGGTAGCTCCGCTCCCAGCCCTGACGAATACCCAGGTCAGCGAGGGCCGTCACGATTCCTGCGCGGATCGCGCGGGCCGCTCTTGCAGTCACGACTGCACCTCCCACGGGCCAGCGGCGGTGCGGCGGACGAGGGTCGGCTTGTCGTACCAACGCTCCTCCGCCCACTTCTCAGCGCGCCCACGAGCGTCCGCGTCCGAGCCGCACTGGTTGACGTGCCGGAAGTCCCCGGTCCCGTACTCGACGCCCCACTCCTCGGTCGCCTCGGCGGCGGCTCGGGCGCGCTCCGCCTCGACGGCCGCCTGGAAGACGCGCCGTGCGGATCCGACCCACGAGCCAGGGGGGTCGCTGGCGATTGCGACGTCGTGGATCTCATCGTCGGTCGGGTTGATCGAGAGCGCGGTCATCGGGTCACCTCGTCGCGGTCGGCGATGCGGCCGAGGTCGACGATGAGGGCGCGCTCGGGGCCTGTCGCCACCGCCACTCCGAAGTCAGCGAGTGTGTCGCTCCATCCGAGAAGCGTGCGCGCCTCGGCGGGGGTGATGCGGTCGGCCAGGGCCTCGCGGATGATGGCGGTCGCCTTCTCGATCTCGGGCTGACCCGGCGCGAAGTAGCCGAAGAAGTCGAGCAGCTCATCGAGCGCGTCGAGCGCGGGGTCGGCGGCCGGGGCCTGGTCACCCCGTGTCGCAGCGACCGCGGCCTCGACCGTGGGGTACGTACCCTCGACCCACACGTGATTCCACGACACCACGTACTCGCCGTCGACCGGCCAGACGCGGACGCCCTCCGGGGTGCCAGCCACTGTTCCGTCGCTCTCCAGCTCCTGCCCGGAGAGCGGGTCGATGCGGCCGCTCACGACGCCACCGCCTCGGCGACTGCCGCGTTCAGCTGCTCCGCCGACGCCACCCGCTGCGCCTGCTGCGTGCGCAGATCCTCGAGGCGCACGTAGCCCTTGAGGAAGTGGCCCTTCTTCACCGTGGTGGTGCGAGAGTCGACGCCGACGTGACGCAGGCGCATCTTGTACGCGCCCGGGATCGGAGTGGCGAAGACGACATGACCGTCCTTCGGGCGGATCCACGCCTCCCCGTCGCCCGGCTCACGAGCGTCCTCCACCCACGCGTCGACGAAGCTCACGAGCTCGTTCGCGGTGGACTGCACCGCCTGCTCCATCGGCATGAACGCCTTCGCAGCCTGCATCAGCACCGACACGATCGGCTCGATGTCCGGCGTCTCGAACGTCTCCACCTTGATCGGGTCCTCGCTTCCGGGCGAGAGGTGCATGACGTCGACGCTGCGGCGCCCGTTGATCGCGTTCAGCTGGCGCTGCCACGCATCCATCGCGATCCGGTGCGTCGCGGGACTGTCCACGTGGGGCTCCTGCGGCGGCTTGTGGTCCTGGGGCTGACGGTACCTGTCCATGATGATCTCTTTCGGGTAGGTGGGTGGCTGGCCGGCCATCGACTAGCCAGCTAGTAGCTGCGGTAGGTGGGTAGAACTCTACCCCGTTGGGTCCTGCTGTGGTCGTTGCCAGGGCAACCGGAGCGAAGCGGAGGGCGGCAGCCGCGATGCGCGAAGCGTGTCGCAGATGGTTGCGGGTCGTGCGCTGCGCGCCTGTCCCGCTACCCCCCTTCCCCCCGTGGCGTGCCGGGGAGAAGTCGTGCGAGGTCGTGCGGGGTGTTGCGTGTGAAGTTGTGGCCCCACGCGGTGCTCGGGCAGGGCTCTGCGATGACCCTCTAACGGCCGAGTGGCGACGGGGATGAGCCGACGCGTTTCGATGACGGCGACCGGAGGCGATGCTGACTCCGGCTCTACGCCGGTCGACAGGACCACGGCACGAGGACTATGCTCGTGCGTGGGACTTAGACACTTCCACTGTAGCCCCCGGCTGATGGTCACACCACGCCGGGGGCTACTTCTTTGCCCGCTGATCTGGGCCTCTTGTGATCGATATCAGCCCGAAGCCCTAGATGTAGTGGTTGGCGCGGACGGAGTCTGCAGCCGGTGCTCGATCTCGTCGCGCATGAGATTGACGTCGAGGTCCGCCGCGGAGCTCATCGCGAGGTAGGCGATGAGGTTCGCGGTGCGCTGCTCCTCCGCCAGCGCGATCGTCGCATGAGCTTGAGCCTTCGCGATCATCCGATCCGACTCGAGCACGTACGACGCGCTCGACAGTTCGATCATGGTGCGGGCGGTGGCGATGTCGATCATGGTGTCTCCGTTCGGGTAGTGCACATTGTGGACAGGGCTGTGGATAACACGACGCCCCCCACTCGAAAGCGGAGGGCGTCAGGCGACTAGCTAGCTAGTCAGGCGGTGGGCGGCAGCGTCTCGTCCGAGCCCGGCGCGGACGTGATGGCGCGCTGCGCGGGGTGCTCGTTCTCCCGCGCCAGCAGTGCCTCACGCTCGCGCCGGTCGAACTCGTCCGCCGCGGCGCGCGCGAACTCCTCCTTGTCCAGGCCCAGCTTGTCGAGCGCCTCGGCCAGAACCTCGGCCGTGAGCTCGCCGGTCTGCAGCTTGAGCAGGGCGTCCTGCATGAACACGCGCGTGTTGTGGTGCTCGAGCGGCTCGGACTCCAGGACGGCGCCGAGGCTCACCATGAGCGGCGTGCCGTCCGCGTTCTTCGCGATGGGGTGGGGGATGCCGGCGGCGAGGATCCGGTTCGGCAGGTCCTCGATCGCCTTCGCGAGGTAGTCGCCGTAGAAGTACGTCGCCTTGATCCCGTCGCCGATGCTGCGGAAGCCGTGGCCGGGGACGTCGACGGCGGCGCCCAAGATGTCGATGAGGTTCTGCTTCGAGAGGTCCATGGTGTTGTCGATTCCGATCTGGTCGAGTCCTGCGGGGATGAGGTTGGCGTGGTACTTGAGCGGGTCGCGGAGGTTCTCGTTGACGAGCGACTTCGAGATCCAGAGCTGGTGGTGCACGTGCACGCCGACGGCCCAGGCGTTGCCCGTGTCTCCGGCGACGCCGAGCTGAGTGCCGGCGTTGACGCGCTGGCCCTTCTTGACGAGCGGCGCACGGTCCATGTGGGCGCTGAGCGCGGTCCACCCGTTGTCGAGGGTGATGGTCACATTGTGGCCGAAGCCGATGTCCCGGTCCATGTTGGACCCGATGCCAGCAACGACGCCGTCGCCGGGCGAGAAGACCGGCGTGCCGCGCGGGACGTAGTAGTCGAAGCCCTTGTGGCCGAACGCGTTGTTCTTGCGCCACGAGCGGAAGGTGCCGATCGACTTCGTCAACCAGGCGATGCGGACGGGGTGCTGGGTCATGGCTTGGACTTCCTCGCGGTCGCGTTGATGGCGGTGCTGAGCTTCGTGCCTTCGGCGGCGGCCCGGTCGAGCGCCTTCTGCCACACGTGGTCTTCGACGGCGATGTTCACCTTCGTCGGCTTCCCGCGCGGCGCGGCCGGCGTCGTCCTCCCGAACGCGTAGCGGCGGATGGTGTCGCGCAGCTCGACCGGGAACGTGGTGCCATTCTTCGTCGCGCGCTCGGTGAGTTCGGCCCGCAGCTCGGGCGTGATGTTCATGCTGCGTGCGGTCATGGGGCTCCTTCGGGCGGGGTAGGGTCTGGGTCCCATCGTACCCAGATGTCGCAGCGGGGCGGCTTGTCGGGCGGGTAGTACAGGTTCTCGGTGGTGGCTACCAGGCGCCCGCCCTCGGTGAGGAGGGCGGGCACGCCTTGGCTGTTGATGGTGGTGTGGATGGAGAGCGGGCTGTCGCGGAAGTAGAGCTTCTGTCGCCCGGGGTGCGCGCGGCGCTCGCGTATGATCCGCTTCCACGGGATCGCCGCGGCCATCAGTCGTAGAACAGCTCGACGAGCTCTTCCATGATGGCGCGCGTCTTCACCCGTGGCGTGTACGGGTTCCAGTCCTTCACGAGGTTCGCGATGTGGGCGAGCTTCTCCTCGTCGGGGGTCATCGGCCGTAGACCCCGACGACCTGGTCCACCTTGCCGATGCGCGCCTCGACCACGGCTGCCACCTCGTAGATGGTGTCGGGGTCGGCGTGCGTGTACTCGAAGCCGAGCAGCGTGGACATGCCGACGACGCGGCGGCCGGCGGTGAGGCTCTCGCGGAGCTCGATGACGATCGGCTCCTTGCGGTGAGGGCGGTGCTTCACGATGAAGAAGCGGTCGGGGCCTGCGTCCGGGAACTTGCTCGGGTCGAGGTGGCCCTGGATCTCGGGCGCGATGCGGGAGTTGGTGGTGACGGTCATGGTCAGTCCTTCGGGTAGGTGGTGAGGTGGGTCATTGCAGCCTGCAGTAGGGCGAGCCGCAGGTGTCGCAGTACCAGTGGTTGTGCTCGAGCGAGTAGCTGCCGACGTGCTCGACGGGCTCGAGGCTGTCGTCGTAGCGGTCGTCGTCGCCGAGCGCGCCGGGCATCTCGTCGGTCATGGTGTCCCTTCGGTCGGGGTGTGGTACAGGGTAGCACTCTACCCCGCATCACACCTCCTTGAACATGAGGCGCAGGCTGCCCTCGGGGTCAGCGTCGCGGTGCTCGGTGCCGGTGTGCTCCAGCTTGAATCGCACCTTGGGGAAGGGGTCGGAGGGGGTGGCTGCCCGCTGGCGCAGTTCGATCTCGATGCGGCGACGGGCGGTCTTCCAGGCCCAGAGGTCGAGCTGCGTGGTGACGCCGCGGGGCGTGTACATCTTGTCGAGCTGGGCGATGCGCTCAGGTGTGGCGAGCACGTCGGCGTGCCAGAGGCCGGAGCCGTCGGCGTACGTGGTGACGTCGATGCTGCGCGGCCGACTCACGAGAGACGCTCCGACAGCTCGCGCTCGAACGCGGCGGGGACGACGCGGTGCAGCTTGGCCTGGTCGGTGCCGCCGTCGATCTGGTTGAGGTGCTTGCCGGTCGTCGTCGACCAGTCGTTGTCGACGACGCGGGGCAGGTCGGCGCTGTCCTGGTAGGCGACGGGCGTCTCGTAGCTGAACCAGACGGTGACCTCGCCGACGATGACGCGGGTGAAGTTGGGGGCGATGCGGTCGATGCGGGGCATGCTCATGGCGGATCCTTCGGGGTGGGTATGCGAGGGGCCCGGCAAGTGCCGGGCCCCGGTGTGAGCAACTAGCTGGCTAGTCACGGATGATCGGCAGCGCGGGCAGCGCGCAGCTTCTCGGTCTCGAGTTGGATGATGCGCTGCTCGGCGCGGTCGGCCGCGACGATCAGCTCGACGCCACGCATGCGCGCCTCGGCCGCGCCGAGCAGGAGGCTCACGTCGCCGGTCGTCTCTTCGGAGTTGAGGTAGACGGTGACCCATGGCGCGTCGTCGTCTTCGGTGGCGACGTCGATCTCGACGTCCTCGTCCACGTAGCAGGCGGTCATCCGTACACCACGTCTCCGAAGGCGGCGAGCTGCACGATGACGCTCGCGCCGACGCTGTCGATCTCGCCGGTGTCGATGCCATTCTCGCGGTCCCAGTCGACGAACGCCTCGCGCAGGTGGTGGTCCCCCTGGCTGGCGCGGTCGACCACGGCCTGCCGGACCTGCGCTGCGGTGATGGTGTGCGCCTTGTCCGGCTCACCGCTCGCCTCGGACTTCTCGATGAAGGTGTACGACAGATCGCTGTGCACCTTCGCCTCACGAGCGAAGTCGCCGATGCCGTACCCGGCGGTGTCGAGAATGTCCGCAACGTTCTGCGCGGTGATGTTCCGCGTGCTGATCTTCGCCATCAGACGTTCGCCTGGACCTGGTGATCGTACGCCCGGTGGACCTGATCGATGGTGGCCTCGCGCGTCGCTTCGCTCACGTCCTCGACGAAGGGCGGAGCGTCGGCGACGATGCCGCTCATCTGACGAATGGTGGTGCGGCTGACGGTGGTGTCGATCGGCATGGCCGAGGCGAACCGCGAGCTCTCGCCGTCGATCTCGACGTGGATGGTGACGGTGGTGGTGACCTTGATGTTCCTGAGCATGGGCATGATGCGTGTCCTTCGATCAGTGGGTGAAGATGATGATGCCGGCGACCGTGAGGGGCGCCGACGAGAGCAGGTAGATGGTGATGCCGCCGTACAGCAGCAGGAGGACAGTTCCGGTGGGGATGTCGACGTCGCCATAGGCCCGCCAGAAGCGGATGACGAGGCCGACACCCGTGGTGATGAGCGCGGCGGCGACCACGACGCAGAGCGTGACGATCGCGCCGCCGATCACACCTCGGCCCAGCCCTCGGGCAGGGAGACGGGACGCTCGCAGTTGAGGCAGGCGTACACGACACCGTCGTAGTCCTCGCTGCGTCCATAGTCGAAGGTGACGGTGAGGTTGTCACCGTCCATCTCTGCGCTGCTGGTGTGACGAATGCTGCCGTCGACGGCGGTGATCTCTCGGGTGCGGATGCCGCAGTGCGGGCACACCAGCACGGTGACGGGGTCGTCGTCGGGGTCGTCGTCGGAGGAGACGGTGAGCGCCGGCATGGTGAGCTTCGGGACGAGATCGAGCAGGGCGAGCAGCGTGAAGTACGCGAGCTCGGGACTGCCGTCGTCCATCTGTGATCCGTCGCCGAGCTGGTTGGCGATGATGTGCGCGGCGTCGTCGGCCTGGGACATGAGCTGGTATCGCTCGACGGCGTAGGCGGGGGTGCTGGTGTCCATGGTGATGACCTCCTGGTCAGAAGCTGCTGAGGGTGAGACGCTGGTCGGTCGCGGTGAGCTTGCCCACCGTGTTGCCGTTCTCGTCCTGGATGTAGAAGACGTCGCCCTGCTCGGGCCTGTCGTCCGGGTCGCGGCGGAGCTTGCCCGCCAGCTCGACGAGCGCGTCGGCGACGGCGCCGTACGACAGCATCGCGGCGTTGGTGGTGGCGATCTTGACAGTGACGCGCTGTGCGTACCGCTTGCGGTTCTCGGCCATTAGGTATTCCTCTCGGGGAATGTGAGCAGGCGGTGCTGCATGTGCGGATCCAGGTAGCGATTCTCGCCCTGGACGATGATGTACGGGGTGCCACCCTCGCCGTTCGTCACGTCGACATAGACGCGGCGCGCCTGGTGCTCGTCGACGAGCACGATGCGGAACTTGGTGGCTGACATTCCGTTGGTCAGGCGAACCTGCCCGTCGGGATGGGTGGTGAGCGATGCAACATCGCCCGGCGTGATCTTGCCGTCGTGCATGAGGCTCCGTTTCTGGTGACTAGCTAGCTAGTCGGTCGGCAATCCTGCCAACAAGCGGGATAGGTGGTGCAGCCGCGCGTTCACTCGTCGCGGAACGCAGCGTCGAGCACGGTGACGACGAGCTTGCCGTCGACGACCGAAGCCGTCGCGATGACGTGCGGGTAGTTCGACATTCGCCATTCCGCGGTGAGGGTGATGATGCCGGCGACCTCGACGATCGCACCGGCGTGGTACGTGAACCCATCCAGGGTGAGGTCGCGGATCGAGGCGGTGTGGTCCAACACGGTGCCGTCCTCGTTGTAGATGAGGAACTCCGAGTGGCCGGTGGCGGTGGTGAGCTTGGGCATGGTGATCTCCGATTAGTGGAAGGTGGTGAGCGCGCCGACGATGGCGAACCCGGCGAACACGAACGCGATCCCGTACAGCGCGACGGTGACGCGGGTGTGGGTGTCGTCCTCGACGACGCGAACGGTGAACCGCTGCCGACGGACCGGCTTGCCGGACTCGAGGCGAGTGCGGGCGGTGGCGATGACGTGCTCGTCGGCGGGGGTGTGGCGCATCATCGGCCGGCCTCCGAAGTGGACTCGCCATGCTCGACGAGGCGGGCGATGAGCGCACGTTCCGTTGCATTGAGAGCCAGCACGGCGTCCGCGTGCTGAGACCAATCCACGATGTCGCGGACGTCGGCCGCGTCGAGCTTGATGCGGTCGGTCAGTGCGTCGCGGATGGTGGCGGTCGCCTTCTCGATCTCGGGCCGGCCCGGCGCGAAGTAGCCGAAGAAGTTGAGCAGCTCATCGAGCGCGTTGACAGCGGGGTCGGTGGCCGCGTACTGGTCGAGGGGGCGAGGGGCGACCTGCTCAGTAGCGATGCGCGGCCGGCGCGTCCATCCGGTGAGCGCGTCGGCAGTGCCGCCGCTGGGGGGTGTCGTGTTGGTCATGGTGCGTCCGATCTGTGGTGAGGTGGGCGGCTAGCTGGCTAGTCGAAGTCGGGGGTCTCGCCGTCGGCGACGAGCTCGTCGTGCAGCTCGGTCAGCTTGTAGAGCACGAGCTGCGCCATCTCGTAGAGGGCGTATCCGGCGAGGGTGAGGATGTCCTCATTGCCCGTGGCGAGGTCGGGCGAGTCGAGGTAGCACTGTGTGCCGATGAGCTCGAGCATCTTCGTGCTGATCCAGATCGACGGTGACGCGTCAGCGATCTCCGCGATGCGGTCATCGCTGGGCTTGTCGCCGAGCTCCTCGACGACGTCGGCGTACTCGTCGCGGATGCGGAGATACAGCTCGGCAGCCTCGTCGTTGTCGCATGCGGAGTCGCCCATCTGGGAGAGTTCGGTCGCGGTCAACGCGCGGATCTGGGCGACGACCGCTTGCGCGGTGGTGGTGGTGGTCATGGCTGGTCCGATCTGGGTAGGTGCGGCGACTAGCTGGCTAGTCAGATGAGGTGGAGGACGACGAGCACGTGCGGCAGCACGGTCAACGCGGCGCCGAGGGCTGCGGCTGCGGCGAGCAGCCACACGACGGCGATGGTGCGGAGGGCGGCGAGCATGACGATCCGATCTGCGATGAGCGGACCGCGTGACCCGCTACGGGGTGGGGAAGAGGAGGCCGGGGAGGAACAGCGCGGCCGTGAGCGCCACGATGAGGGCGCCGAGGATGAGCGGGTGACGCTCGAGCCAGCCGCTCACCAGATGGGGGCGAGGATCGCAGCCAACTGCTGCTGCAGCGTGACGGTGGTGAGGTCGTCGAGTTCCATCGTGTCGAAGTCGTCGGAGAACATGTGCGGGGTCCTGTCTGTCGGTGATGCGGGTGAGGTGGCTAGCGGAGGGTGACCCACACCGTTCCGTCGGTGACGGGGAACGGGTAGCCGTGGTGCGGGACGGGGTTGCGGGCGGTGACGGTGTGCGTCGCGGGGCACGAGGTGCAGCGCAACGTGCCGGTGTGGGGCTTGGCCCACACGTGGACGTGGTCGCGGTGAGGAGCGCGCGGCCGCCGCGGCTTGCGTGACTTCGGCATGGCGTCAGATCAGCGGGACGAGGCGACCGCGTGGGGCTGCAGCTCGTCCGCGATGCCGTTGGCGACGATGGCGAGCGGTGCGGCGACGAGCGACGACGCGATGACGAACGCGGCGGCGGTGCTGATGTTGATGCGCATGATGATGCTCCTTCGGTGGGGTCGTGCGATGAACCGGTGCGGTAGCGCGCCGTGGAGGCCACCAGGCAAGGGCGGGGGTGCCTGCCTGACTGGTGACCCGCATGGCGCGCCCGGACCCCTTCGGGTGAGGTCCGGACGCTCGTGCCGTGCGACTAGCTGACTAGGCGACCGACACGGTGGAGGACTGGCGCGACCGCTTGCCGGTGAGCTCCGGCACCACCGGCCGGACCGACGAGGCGGCCGACGTGAGGCCCGCGACAATCACCGCCGCGTCCGCGTCGAGCCACGGCTGACCGACGACCCGGGCGAGGAACGACTCCACGTCGGTGAGCGTCAGCAGCTCCGACGACTCCGCGGTGACCTCCGCCACCTCGCCGTCGATGCGGTCCGCCGCGGTGGTGGCGAGCGGGTCCGCGGTGGCGGGCTTGTCCGCCCGCTTGCCCTGCAGCTCCCGCAGCACCACCGGCACCTGCGCGGCGAAGTACGCCGCGCGCTCGTCCACCGGCAGCGTCGCCGCGTGAGCGGTGAGCAGCTGGCGAGCCGCCGACGTGCCCCCCTTGGAGGTGAGGCGGTACGCCGCCGCGACCGCGTCGTGCTGGCCCGCCGGGACGATGCCCGCGTCGATGACCGTGCGCCACGCCGCCACGTAGTGACCGATAGAACCTCCGGTGACCCGTGCGGTGCCCTTCGTCGCCTCGAGCGACCACGACTCCGGCGAGCCGGTCGGATCCGCCATGCGAGCCCGGTTGAACGACACCAGCGCGGCGTACTCCGACTGGCTCAGCTCCCCCTCCCCCGCGGTGACAGCGGCGAAGGCGAGGCGAGCCCGGTCGAAGCACGCCCGGGCGTCCCCCCGGTACGTGCCGAGGTAGCCGGTGACGCTGCGCGCCGTGCTGCCGGTGAGCTCCGTCCCGTCGCTGTCCGTGGGGACGTACTTCGTCGCGGTCGTGGTGGTGGTGTCCGTGGTGGTCATGGTGCCTATCCGATCTGCCGACGCATCGGCGGTGGTGACGTGCTGAGTGAGTGGAGGTGATGCAGGTCGTGCGGTCGTGCGGTCGTGCGGTGAAGCTACAGCCCGCGAGGAGCAGGCAGCGGAACCGGCGTCGCGGTGACAGCCGGAGCAGCCAGCCCCAGCGGGACCGGTGCGGTGGAGTACGTCAGACGGCGGAGCGTGGTGATGAGGAAACGGAACATGATGAGCCCTTCGTGGAGCGTCGCGGGAGTCGTGATGAGGAGGGGGAGAGAGACGGTGCAGCGCGACACCGACCGTGCCGTGCAGCTCCCCGCGATGAGGGGGAGAGGAGAGGCGGGTAGCTGTCTTGCCGTGCGCGTCCCCTCTGGTGGGCCGTGAGCCCTAGCCGACCTCCGTTCGTTCCCTTGTGTGAACGGAGGCCGGGTGGGTCCCCACGGTGGGGGTGCCTAGCGTGGCGGGTGCTGCCTTCCGGCTGTGCGGCCTGCGCCTAGGTGTGCTCCCGTGCAGCCGAGCTAGGTGCTGCCGTGGAGTGGGTGTCCGTGTGGAGTTGTGAAGCTGCGTGCGGCCCTCCGTGGGGGGCCTGCCTGCCGGGCTTTCCCGGCTGGCATGTGATGAAGCTACGGGGTAGGCGTCTACCCCGTCAAGCGGGGCTGCATCCCGGGCGTGTCGCGGTTTCCCGGCAGACCAGGTCGAGCCCTGCCACCCCCGCGCAGGCACCCGCGTGCGCGCCCGCGTGCCCCAACCGCGCGCGCGTGCGCCTGCCTGACGTGCAGGAAGGACCTTGCGGTGGGCCCAGGGGGGTGACGGGCGTGACGATGCGGTGATGTCGCCGATGCCGCTGCCCGGTGACGGGGGGTCGCGGTGACGTGAGGGACCCCCGCACCCCAGGGGAAAGGGATAGCTCACGCGCTGTGAGCTCGGTCACCGTCGCCCTGTCCGAGTGCGGTGTGGGGCACCATATGGGCTGACAGAACTAGGGTCCGGTGTGGGGCGATACCGGGGTAGAGATGTGCCCTCTCGGGGGGTACCTATTGTGTCAGCCATAATGTATGCTAGGGCATAACAACGAGAGGAGCCGTCCGATGGACGACGACCAGATGAAGGTGGACTACATGGCCGAGCGCGGGTGGACCGCGGCCGACCTGTTCCCCGACGCCGACGTGATGGAGCGATGGGCAGGCGAGATGCTCGTGCAGCACACCGGCATGTGCCGGCCCCGGCTGCGCAAGCGCGCTCGCGTGGACTCGAACGGAGTCAGCACGGAAGCCCAGCTGCTGCATCCGATGTTCGACAGCCCGATCGAACGCACGGACGAGAACGCGACGTGGTACGACGCGTGGATCCGGGCGTTCGAGGAGCGTCAGGGTGTCGACGTGCAGTCGACCGACGACGGAGTGCAGGAGATCGGGCGATGAAGCTGCCGAGGTACTCCTGGAAGTACGAGGACCGCCCGCTGATTGGCCACAAGGGCCGACTGGTCGCGAAGATCCGCCGCGAGCACGACGTCGATGTTCACGTGTTCGGGCCGATGCACTGGCGCCTGACGAAGCGGGCACTCAAGGAGCTGCTGAACGCCGAGCAGGAAGCGTCGAACCGTCGCCTGAGCGAGCTTGAGCGGTACATGCTGCCCGGAACCCGCCCTAGCGGCACTCTCGTGGAGCGATTCCTGGGCTCCGCGCTGAGAGCGCGCCGATGAAGGCCGTGATCGGCTTCGTCCTGGGCGTCGCGACCGCCGTGACGGCCGACTACATCGCCCGATCGGTGCTGGCACACGCGCAGATGCGTCGCGAGGGCGACCCGGCGGCCCTCGTGCCGTTCACGTACCCGGATGGACTGCGCTGATGGCCGACGACTACGTGATCCAGATGGTCACCGACTCCATGAAGGAGCTGGTGCAGCTCGAGGACGGGCAGCTGGCGTGGCGGGTGACGCATCGGACGTACATGAAGGGCGACGAGCGCCTGTCGACGCCGCAGACGGTGGTCTCGTACGTCCCGGTGGACGACGGGCTGCTCCCGAGCTGGGTGCTGGAGGCCGCCGTGCGGGCCGCTGGCGGGATCCCGCTGGTCTACGGAGCCGAGAGCGCCCGTTCGCAGCCCCAGGTGGCTCCTCGCGCCGATCTGGCCGCGATGCGCGCTCGGTTCGACGCGCTGATCGCCGATCGGGCGACTGGACGGGGCGCGCGGGCGGCCCATCGACGTCAGCAGGACGCGGAGCTTGCCCGCCTCATCGAGCTGCGGCGCATCGAGCGCCGGCTGGCCGCCCTGGAGGGGCCGCTGGCGCCGAGGTGGGGCGAGCAGAGGGAGATGGGCCTGGAGATCCTGACCGAGGTGTCGTCCGTGCTGGCCGAGAGGCAACAGCTGGCGATGGACCGCTGGCTCCTCGACCTGCCGGGCGTCGACTGGGGTAGTCTCCTGCCCCGTCCGGGTGCCGCAGAGACAGTGCCACGAGGGGGTGTGGATAAGTCAAGTGAGATTGAAGAGAGATAGAGAGAGGATCTGGGTACCCCCTACTTCGACCTGATCAGAGCTGTTTTCACACAGAACACCGAGTTATGCTCCAGCATATGCTTTTTCTGCTGTAGCATAACAAATACAGCCCCCGAGCTGTGGATAACTCACCACCCAACAAGGCAGGAACCTACCCCGTGTCAGACACCAATCCGATCGACCGCCCCGTGCGCGTCACCTTCGAGTTCGACCCGCAGTCCGACGACCTGAACGTCTGGGCCGACGACCGCACGCCCACCGGCCTCAGCCGCTACGGCGAGCAGCAGCTCCGCGGCTCCGTCGAGGCCCTCGCCTACGGCAACGTCTTCGTCGACAGCATCACCATGGAGGCCGTCGAGCCCGAGCTTGATTCACCTGCCGACGAGCGGTACATCAGCGAGCAGCTGCTCAAGATCATCCATGCCGCCGGCAGCGACGCGCAGGTGCTGCCGCTCGACAAGAGCTTCGTCCAGCACCTCGTTGACGGCATCACGAACCGCATCACCCTGGGCGACACGAAGACCTGGCCGATCTCGCGCGACGAGATGATCGGCCGGATCACCGCGGTCTACCTGAGCAAGGGCGTCGAGGGCCCCGTCCTCCAGGCCGTCGCCGCCGAGGTGGCGGACGGGATCCTCGGCGGCGCCCCTGAGCAGGACGGCGAGGCTGGCCGATGATGGGCGTCCAGCCCACCGGAGACTATGACCTCAGGGCTGCCTACAAGATCGCCTCCGACACCTGCGACCGCTTCCGTGACGTCGTCAGCGAAGTGCTCGGGCTTGACGAGAACCCCGGCGACGACGAGCTCGTGCGCCAGCTGCGGGCCCTGCACGGGAAGTCCGGTCCGGAGCCGACCAGGTGGCGCGAGTTCCTCACCGGCTCCATCGCACGGCTGGACCAGATCGCCGCCGCATCCAACGTCGCGTACGTCGCCGACCTGGGCGACGACTTCCGCCCCGACGACAACCTCACCGACCCGACCGAAGACCAGGAGTAACCCATGAACGACATCCGATCCACCGACGTGCCGAACTACACGCGCGTCACCTTCGACATCGACCTCGACGGCCTCGGCGAGAGCTTCCTCGACGACCGCACCCCGACCGGCCTGACTCGCTACGCCGAGAAGGACATCACCATGGAGGCGGGGCGCCTGGCCGGCGGCAACGTGATCATCCCCAGCGTCAGCTTCGAGCGCGTCGAGCCGGTCGTCGACGCCGAGCCGAACGTCGAGGGCCCGCGTGCCACGCAGCCCGAGCCGAAGAACCTCGCCCTCGAGCTCATCCCGGTCGAGATGGAGGAGACGATCTTCCAGACGCTGCTCGGCAAGGGCATCACCGGCCCCGTCGCCACCGCCATGACCGCCGACATCGCCGACGCTCTCGTGCGCTCGTCGAGCCGCTGGCTGTCCGAGGCCGTGGCTCAGCCCGTCGGCCTGGTCGCCGTCGCCGAGGAGCTCGACCTCGAGGCGTTCTGCACGCGCCTCCAGCTGCGGCTCCGTCAGCGCGGCTTCACCGACACCCAGCAGGTTCGCATCGTCGCTCTCGTCGAGATGCTGCTCACCAACGGCAGCACACCGACGAAGCGGATGCCGGGCCAGGGCCCCAACCGCCAGCAGCTGACCGGCTTCATCGCGAAGCACCTCGAGGACCAGCACCTGCTGACCGATCGCGCATCGCAGGAGGCGGCCACCAGCCTCGTCACGGCCATCGAGGCTGCGCAGCTCGATGGGACCCTCTCGTGAGCGCGCTGGAGTACGCCGGAACCCGCGAGCAGATCGTCGACGACATCCGCACCGCCGCCTGGCCCGACGGCGGACACGACGGCTTCCCGAGCAGCAAGGTGGCCGGCATGATCGCTGACCACCTGCTCGCGAAGTCGGCCGAGCGCGAAGAGCGCCCTTCGGGCGCAGGCACGGGTTCGGTTCCGCCGCGCGAGGGGGAGTGATGGGCCGCTACGAGTTCGACTCCGGCGACCTCCCGCACCTCAATGAAGCCACCTCGGATCACAAGCGGGTTCCCGTCGTGAGCCTGTCGCAGGCGCTGCACGAAGCCGAGGCCGCGAAGGTCCAGCTGCTCGACGCCATGGAGAAGTACATGATCCAGGTGCAGCCCCTGCTCGAGCAGAGCATGCGGCTGGCGGAGCAGTTCGGCATGCTCTCGGCGCCGGCCCCTACTCGGCCCGCGCTCTCGGCCACGCAGGAGTGGGGGACTCGCCTCGCTCGCGACCGGCGCGCCTTCGTCCACCTCGTGCCGGACCGCGCGGCCGCCGCGGCCAAGGTCGAGGCGCTCGAGCAGGCGCGCGACATCGTCACCCGCTACGCCGTCGCGGCCACCACCGCGGACGGCTCGACCGACTACACCTACACCCGCTGGACCACCGACCCGAAGGACGCATCGTGACCGACCTGCCCTACCTCCACATCGACACGCGCCAGCAGCTGCGCTCACTTCCCGACGCCGAGGACGTCGACGCAACGCGCGACAGCGGGCTGACCGAGGAAGCCGAAGAGGCCATCGCCGAGGCGTTCCTGGATGGCGAGTTCAACTTCGAGCGCGACGACATCACGATCCAGCTCCGCCGCCCGGGTGGCGACGAGCCGGCCCCCGCGATCGGCGAGTTCGCCTACCGCGCGAACCCGGGCGACGCGATCTGGATCTGCGACAGCGCCGAGGAGGCGCAGGCCGGCCGTGACGGGCGCCCGAACCCCGAGCTCTGGGAGGTCGTCTCCCGCGTGGTGCTTCTCGTCGACGGCGACCGCTACGAGGGCCCATGGAAGACGCTCGCCGAGACCGAAGCGGCCATCGAGGCGGCCGAGGCGGCGGCGGAGAAGCGTCGCATCGATGAGCTGGCGGGCCCGCGATGAGCCGCCCAGACCCGCGTGCGGGCGAGATAAACACGGACCCGAACGCCGGCACCATGCAGGAGCGGCCGCCCGCGCGCAGCTTCATTGAGGCGGCCCGAGATGTGGCTGACCTCGCGGAGCTCGTTGAGGTACTGGCCGCGGCGCGCGGCGCCGTCGTCTCGGCCGCTAAGGCGGTCGAGGAGCGCGCGCTAGACGAGGCCGTGGAGGCAGTGCGCAGCGAGCATAACGACGCTATGAAGCGGCTTCACGCGGCGCGCGACCTCTTTGCGCGTTACAGCGACTCCGGCATGGTGCGACCCCCCTTGGGGCGATCGTGACCGGCGAGGAGATCGACCCGGCCTCCCCGATCCTCGTGATCGGCCTGTTCGGTCAGCCCTTCATCACCTTCGGCCAGCACCTCGACCAGGTCGCGGCGCACATCCGGGAGACCGGGAACCCGCTCCAGATCTTCGAGCTGTCCACCCCGCCGCATCACGTGCGGCAGACCTTCCTCCAGGGCGGCACCCCGCACTGGATCCGGGGCGACGAGATCGCCCACCTTCCCTTTCCACTCGAGACCGAGGAGAGCCACAATGGCTGAGTCCACCATCTACCAGCTGGTCGTGCCGGCGCACGACAACATCAAGCAGATCGTCCTGAACCTGGAGGACGAGGAGCAGGCTCTCGCGTTCGGCTTCCTGCTCGACGGCGTCGAGGGGGCGACGATCACGAAGCGCACTGAGCGGGAGCTCATGGTCCGCGACGTCGACCTGACGGCAGAAGGATCCGTGTTCGGGCTGGTCGACGTCGGCTCCGCGGGTTCGGCGCCCGCACCCGCGGAGCCGCGCATGCCAGAGGAGGCGGGTCCGTGGGGCATCGGCACGACACTGATGACCCTGCCGCACGAGGAGGCGCCGCACAACGTCGTCTTCGAGCACGGCGGCCTCACCGACACGAGCGCGAAGTCCCGGTGGTACCACGATTCGGGCCTGGGGTGGACGCGCAACGGACAGGTGGGCCACACCTGGGTGCAGGTGCGGGAGTTCGCCGGAGCGCGCGGGCCCATCGCCATCGTCGACCACGTCGGCTAGTGCCGGGCAGGATCCTCCGCGAGTTCGAGCTGATCGAGGAGGCGGGCAACAAGGTCGTCCTCCGCGAGACCGGCGAAGCTGGCGCACGCAAGCGCCGGGCCGCCGACACTCGATTTAGGGAGGAGTTCGCGCTCGTCTTCCTCGCCGCCTGGGGGGAGCTCGCCAAGGCGGGCCTCACCGGGCGCGAGTGGAGCGTGGTCGCGTACATGATGTCGACGATCTCGACCGACGGGTCCTCACCGGTATTCCTCAAGGACATCGCAGAGGGCACGGGGATGAAGCCGTCGAACGCGTCGGGGGTGGTGGCGTCGCTGATCGAGCGCGGCGTCATCATCCGCCGGGGGCGCCGGCTGGCGCTGTCGCCGGAGTTCGTGTGGAAGGGCAAGTCGTCGGAGCGCGTGCTCCGTCTGCGGGAGCTGGGGCTCGCGCAGGGGATGATGAAGGAGGAGTGATTCGTTCCGTGGAGAGCAAGTCGACAGTCGTGTGCGAACGTCAGACGGGATTGAGACGGCTCACCACGTGATGTAGAGTCTCCACCGTCCCCCTTTCGGGTAGGTGAGGATGAGCATGGAAGGCCCCGCGTTCGGGTAAAGCGCGGGGCCTTCGTCGTGCTACCGTGTCGGTGTTCGTGCTCGTGGATGAACGAAGCGCCCCTCTCCTCCCGGTGGAGTGGGGCGCTTGTCCGTGCGACTAGCTGGCTAGCTGCCGAGGTAGTGCACCGGATTCTCGCTGCCGCCGAGCCGCGCGTAGGTGTAGAGCTGCGCGCGCTGCGCATCGGTCAGGCTCGCGTTGGCCATTGGCGTCACCAGGATCTCATCGATCGAGTAACCGCGGAGGGCGTCGAGGTTGTAGATCGACAGGGTCTGCGCGCGGTTGCCCACGAATGTGCGCTCGTGCGCGCGCCGGTAATTCGTCGAGTCCTGCGGGCTGGCGGCGAAGAGGACCACCTTGGGTGCCGTTGGCGCGGAGGCCGGCGTGCTGTAGGACTCACCCCTCACGTCGGGGCCACCGGGGACGAGGTCGTAGTCCGGGTTCACATCGGGGAGGCCCGTGGCGCCGACCGCCTGCAGCGCGCGCGAGGCGCCGACCGGCTTCCAGAGGCCGTAGTGAGTGCCGACCGCGATCAGGAAGATCGTGAGCGCGCCCGCCAGGCTGGCGAAGAGCTCGAAGGTCTGACCCGCCGCGACGGCCGCGGCGAACTCCGTGAGCACGCCGGCCACGAGGGAGAGCGCCGCGAGGAGCAGCGCCTTCGTGCCGGACGCCGTGACGCGCGTGGTCACGAGGCCGACGGCGAGCGGGATCACCACGCCGATGATGAGCTTGAGCGTCAGGCCGAGGTTCGGCTCGAACGCGATGAGTGCGTTGTCCATGATGTCCTGTCTGTAGATGGGCAGTGCTAGTTTCGTCGTACTGAACGACGAAGGGAAGCCCCCCATGGTACGACCGCCCGACGGACCCGTGGCCCGGACGGAGCGCGTCATCGTGCGGCTCACCCCGGGCGAGCTCCGGCAGCTGGACCAGCACGCGAACGGCGATCGCAGCGCCTACATGCGCGAGCTCCTGCGGAAGGCGGCTCGATGAGCGACGAGTTCACTCCCGAGCAGGTGGAGCGGATCCGCGAGCGGGGGCGCCGCAAGCTGGAAGAGCAGGGCGCGGAGCCGGCCGAGCGTGTCGACTGGGATGCACTCAGCGAGGAGGACCGCGTCACCTTCGAGAAGCAGGGCTGGCGCGAGGTCAGCGACGAGGAGCTCGTGGAGATCGTGAAGGAGGCGAACCTGCCGCCGAACGTCGTCAGCGTGGGGGACCTCACGAAGGAGACGCTGCGCGGCGAACCGAAGAAGACCGTGGTCCACTTCGACGTCCCGATCCACAAGCCGATGCCGGCGCCGAAGCCGGACGACATCGACTCGCCGAAGATGCTGGCAGCCATCGAGCGCCTGAATCAGAACAGCATCAACGCCGCCGTCAGCCTCAAGATCAAGGGCGCCTCGTACGCCGAGATCGCCGAGGTACTGGAGTACGAGTCCCCCGCGTACGCGCGCGCCGCGGTCGAGCGCGCGCTCGCGCAGACGCACGGCGAGGAGGACAAGGCGGCGCTGCGGAACCTGTCGACCGCGCGCCTGGAGAAGATGCTGCAGGCGCTGGCGCCGAGCGCCATGAACCCGACCGTGCGGATCCGTGTAGGCCGGAGCAAGGAGACCGACGAGCAGCTGTACGAGGAGATGCCGAACCCGGAGCTGCTGCCGGCATCCCGTCAGTACCTTGCCGTGCTCGATCGGGCGATCAAGCTGCACGGCCTCGACGCCCCCACGCAGCTGCAGTTCGTCGACCCCAAGACGGAGGAGTTCGCGCGCATCATCGAGATGGTCGCGCGCGCGCAAGGCGAGCACGTCCCCATCGAAGGCGACATCGAGGACGCGGTCATCGTCGAGGGCGACCCCGATGACTGACTTCTCAGACCGCCAGTGGGCACAGCGCCTCGAGGACGTCATGGTCGAGAGGCAGCCGCGGCGCGCCGAGCGGAAGAGCGTCATCCTCAACATGCCGCTGACGATGCGGGTGGCGCTCGCGCTGGCCGCAGACCGCCGCGGCATGTCGCTGTCCGGCTACGCGCGCCGTGCGATCATGGCCTTCGTGTGCCGCGACCTCGGCCTGCCGTGGTTCGACATGATGGCGGACGAGCCGCGGATCCGCCGGGCCGACACGCGGCGCTACAGCGACAGCATCCCGCCGGGTGCCGCCTACGGACCATGGGAGATCGGGGAGCTGCGTGAGCATCAGCGAGGCCGAGGCTAGCTACCTAGTCGAGCAGACGAAGGACTGGTCGCCGAAGGCCCGGGCCGCCGCGCTCGAAGCACTGGAGGAGCGGCGGAAGAACGTGCGCCGCGCCTGGTACTGCACGCTCCCTGGTCCGGGGGACACGCGCGTGCCGGGCCGCGCCTGCAACGGCCGGCCGCACGAGGGCTACATGTACGCCCACGCGCGCGCCGACCAGTGGCCGCCGCCGCGGGGCGACTGGTTCGTGTGGATGCTCCGCGGGGGCCGTGGGTCAGGGAAGACGCGCTCGGGCGCCGAGTGGGCGCGGACCATGTCGAAGAAGACCCCCCGCATGGCGCTGGTCGCTCGCACCACCGGCGACGTCCGCGACACGCTGATCGAGGGCGAGTCGGGCCTGCAGTCGGTGTGTATGAACGCGGGCGAGAAGATCCAGTGGGAGCCGTCGAAGCACCGCGTCACGTTCGAGAACGGGGCCATCGCGCAGACCTACTCGGCCGAGGAGCCCGACCGCTTGCGTGGCCCACAGCACGGCGCCGGCTGGTGCGACGAGCCTGCTCACTACCCCGCCATCGACGACGTCTGGTCGAACCTCCTGCTCGGGATGCGACTGGGCAACGACCCGAAGATCGCGCTCACCACCACGCCGAAGACGAACGAGTGGATGCGCGAGCTCATCAAGGAGAAGGACACGGTCGCCGTCCGGGCGTCGACGTACGAGAACCTGGAGAACCTGGCGCCGTCGTTCGCGCGCACCGTGCTCAAGCGGTACGAGGGCACGCGCCTCGGCCTGCAGGAGCTGCACGGCGAGCTGCTCGAAGACGTTGAGGGCGCGATGTGGGATCCGACGATGATCCACCAGGACTACATGCCCCTGGACCTGGACCGCATCGTGGTCGCGGTCGACCCGGCCGGCACGAAGAACGCGCGCTCGGACGAGACCGGCATCATCGTGGTCGGCCGGAAGGGCGACGTGTTCTGGGTGCTGGAGGACCTCACCGCGAAGATGTCGCCGAACGAGTGGGCGACCGCCGCGTTCAAGGCGCGCGCGAAGTGGGTCGCGGATGCGATTGTCTTCGAGAAGAACTTCGGCGGCGACATGGTCCGCCAGGTGCTCGACACGACGCTCGACGAGCACGGCAAGAAGATGGGCGAGGGTGTCCGGCTCATCGAGACGTTCGCCTCCCGCGGCAAGCAGATCCGCGCGGAACCGACGGTCGGCTTCTACGAGCAGGGACGCGTGATCCACAAGCGGTACGCGGGCCTGGACAAGCTGGAGAACGAGCAGCTGACGTGGGTGCCGGGTGAGGGTGCATCGCCGAACCGCGTGGATGCGCTCGTGTGGGGCATCACCGAGCTGGCCGGCACGAGCGAGGAGGCGAGCCTCGCGGCGCCGAAGGGGCGGATGGCGACGGGGCCTACGGGGCGCGCGTCGGTCTGGAGTAGACTCGGGCCGCTCAAGGCACCTACCCCGACGAATGGAATGTGGGCACGACGATGAACCTCCTGAACCTCCTCGAGCAGCACCCGCTGGTCGCCCTCGCCGCAGTGCTCGTCGCCGCGCTCGGTGTCGGCCGCCTGTCTCGCGTCATCACCTACGACGACTTCCCCCCCTCCGCCTGGGCGCGCGATCGCTGGAGCGCGCTGACGAAGGACGGCTCCTGGTCGAAGCTCGCGCGCTGCCAGTGGTGCGCGACGCCGTGGATCATGGCAGTCTGTCTCGCGTGGGGCCTGCTGTCCGGGCTGCACTGGTCGTGGTGGCTGTTCTGGGGCTGGCTCGCCGTGAGCTACCTCGCCAGCATCATCATCGGCCGCGACGAGCAGCGCGCGTAGCGCAGGAAGACCAGGATGCCCACCACCGCACGCGAAGCCGCGAACACCGCTCAGCAGCAGCTCGAACGGCTGAACTCTCGCCGGGTCACCGACCTCACCAGCTTCCGCTCGTCGGTCTACGACAACGCGATGGTCGCTTCGGCCACGCCGATGAGCGTCCGCCCGACCATGAAGCAGCGAGTCAGTGAGCAGCGGATCCGCCGGGACGCGTGGCAGTCGGAGGCATGGGACTGGTTCGACAAGATCGGTGAGTTTCGCTACTCCGTTGAGTGGGTCGGCAACCTCCTGTCGAAGGCGCGGCTGCTGCCGTTTCACCAGGGGAAGCTCACCACCGACGAGCGCGTCGTCGAGCTCGTCGAGGGCCTGTTCGGCGGGGCCATGGGGCAGTCGCACATGCTCCGCCTCGCGGGCATCAACTTCTCTGTCGCGGGCGAGGGCTACATCGTCGGCGAGACGCGCGCGATGGGCGACCACTGGACCTTCGCCGCGAGCACTCAGCTGCAGCGGCTCGACGGCCATGGCTGGAAGGTGGGCGACGAGGAGTTCGGCGCCCAGACCTTCGTGCTCCGCCTGTGGCGCCCGCACCCCGAGCGCAGCGACGAGGCCGACGCCCCGCCGCGCGCGTCGCTAGAGACGCTGGCGGAGATCCACCGCCTCACGCAGCACATCGCCTCGCAGGTGGACTCGCGCCTCGCGGGTGCCGGCATCCTGTTCCTGTCCGCGAACATGGGCTTCCCCGGCGCGCAGCCGAAGGACGACGAAGAGGGCGCGGCCGACACGCCGGCCGTGGGCACCTTCCTGAACACGCTGCAGGACGCCATGACGGCATCACTGCAGGACCGCGGATCGGCCGCCGCGCATGTGCCGATCGTGGTCACGGGCCAGCCCGACGACATCGCCGCGGCGAAGCACATGACCTTCTGGTCACAGCTGGACGAGAAGGCGCTCGAGCTGCGCGCCGACGCGATCCGTCGCCTGTCGCTCGCGATGGATCTCCCGCCCGAGGTGCTCACCGGCACGGGCGACCTCAACCACTGGGGCGCGTGGCAGGTGGAGGAGGCGGCGATCAAGGCCCACACCGAGCCTCTGCTCGACACCATCGTGAACAGCCTCACCACCGGCTACCTGCGCCCCATGCTCGAGGCCGCCGGCATGTCGCCGGAGGAGGCCCGGGAGTACAGCATCGGCGTCGACACCGCCGCGATGCGCCTGCGCCCGAACCGCTCGGCCGAGTCGATCGAGCTGTACGACCGGGGCCTGGTCGGCAAGATGACGGCGCTGCGCGAGAACGGCTTCGACGACTCCGACCTCATGGACGACCAGGACCTGCAGCGCCTGATCCTCATCGGGATGGCGAAGGGCTCCACTACTCCGGAGCTCGTCGCCGCGGCGGCCGCGATCCTCGGCGTCGAGATGCCCGACGTGCAGGAGGCGCCCACGGCGGCTCCCGTCGAGGCGGTCGAGGGGCGGCCGGCGCCGAGCCTCGAGGCCCACCCGCGCCGCGAACCCCCGGAGATGCCGACCGGCAATGAGGCGCTCACCGCATCTGCCGAGCTGCTCGTCTTCCGCGCCATGGAGCGCGCCGGCAACCGGATGAAGACGCGCTACAACGTGCGACTCCCCGGTACCGACGCGGCCGACTACTACCAGGCGGTCGCCGCGAAGCCTGCCGACTTCGACCACCTGCTCGCGGACGCGTGGGGCATGGCATCGCGAATCTCGGTCAGCTGTGACCCCGAGGGGCTCGCCAGCGCCTGCGACGCGTACGCGCGCGAGCTCCTGTCGGGCCAGCATCCGTACAGCCGCGAGCGCCTCGTCGAGCACCTGGACGGCCTGGCCTAGTGGACGCCGCTGCCTTCGCGAACCGCACCGGCCGCCTCGAGACGTTCGACCGCGAAATCGCTCCCATCGTGGAGGCGGGTCTCGCGCGGTACGGCTCGTCGAGCTGGACAGCGGACATCATCGAGGGCGCGGCCGTGCTGTTCCTGGAGCTGTTCGAGAAGGACGCCGGCACCCAGTACGCCACCATGGGGATCCTCCAGCGGTTCGAGGCGGACATGCGCGAGCACCTCGCCAAGACGACGGATCCTGGTGGCGTCGTCACGGCGGCCAAGGTCCAGGTCGTCACCGAGTGGGTGTCGACCTTCGCCGCGAACTCCGCCGCCCACCGGGCTGGCATCGCGCGGCGCACGCGCGGCCGGCGCTGGGTGGCGCGCGACGACGCGCGCGTGCGTCCGTCGCACGTCGCCATGGACGGCACCGTCGAGGCATGGGGCACGAAGTTCGACGTCGACGGCGCGAAGCTCCTCTTCCCCGGGGATCCGTCGGGCGACCCGAAGAACTGGATCCGCTGTCGCTGTCTGGTAGTGCCCGTGGAGGACGGCGACGACTACGCTGTCCACGAGAGCCCTGGAGGGAACAGCATGACCGCAGCAGCCACCGCCCCCGTCAAGGAGACCGACCCGGATGGCGACCCGGACATCGGCGATCGTCTCGGCGTGGCCGACGATGAAGACGTCGACGTGATGGACGACATCAAGCCGGTCCCCTTCTACGGCGTGCTCGCCCCGGTCGGCGTCGAGTCCGGCGACGGACGGAAGTTCAAGTCCCTCACGAACCGCGAGCTCCCGCTGCCCCTCGGCTGGCAGGAGAAGTCGAGCGAGGGCCACGCCGGCTCGGTCGTCGTCGGCCGCATCGACACCATCACCCCCGGCGAGGACGGCCTGGTCCGCTACACGGGCGAGTTCCGCATCAGCCCCGAGGCCGACAAGGTCGTCAGCTACATCACCGACGGCTCCGTCCGCGGCGTGTCCGTCGACGTCGACGACTACGAGGTGGAGATCGACGAGGCCGCCTTCCGCGCCGCGATCACCGAGAACCCCGGCCGCCGTCCGGTCGAGACCGCGAACGCACGCGTGGCCGGCGCCACCGTGGTCCCCATCCCCGCGTTCCCGGAGGCGTTCATCGCCCTCGGCGAAGCGCCGGCCGAGTACAAGCCGAAGATCGCCGCGGGCGACGACGACGAGATCCCCACCGACGAGGACATCGCCGCCGTGCAGGAGGAGGCCGAAGCGATCGTCGCATCGGCAGCCTTCGCGCCCGGAACGAAGGACGGCCCCGGCTGGATCACCGAACCGAAGGCCACCTCTCGGCTCCGGAAGTATTGGACCCAGGGAGAGGGCGCGCTCAAGATCAACTGGGGCGTCGACGGCGACTTCAACCGCTGCCGCATGCAGCTCGGGAAGTACGTGAACCCGGCCTACCTCAACGGCACGTGCGCGAATCTGCACAAGGTCGCGACGGCTACCTGGCCCGGCCGCCAGAACGGCCGCTTCGAGACTGAGCTCGAGGGCGAGGCCGCACCGTCGATGACGCTCGTCGCCTCGGCGGCGCCCGCGCAGCTCGACGCTGCCTGGTTCCGGGACCCGAAGCTCGACGGCCCCACCCCGCTGACGATCACCGAGGATGGCCGCGTCTACGGCCACCTCGCCACCTTCGACACCTGCCACATCGGCGTCCAGGGGAAGTGCCAGACGCCGCCGCACAGCGCGACGGGGTACGCCTACTTCCACACCGGCCTCATCGAGACGACCGAGGGGGACATCCCCGTCGGCCGCATCACCATGGGAACCGGCCACGCGGCGCTCCGCCTGCGGTCGGCCGCCGCGATGGCGCACTACGACAACACGGGCACCAACGTCGCCAGCGTCGCGGCGGGTGAGGACGCCTACGGCATCTGGGTGGCCGGCGCCGTGCGCGGCCGAGTCACCGACGAGCAGCGCCAGGAGCTCAAGGCATCCGCGCTGTCGGGCGACTGGCGCGAGATGCGCGGCAGCTTCGAGCTCGTCGGCGCGCTCGCCGTGAACGTGGCCGGCTTCCCCATCCCGCGCATCGGCCAGGGTGCCAGCGAGGGCCGCCAGGTCTCGCTGGTGGCGTCGGGCATCGTGCAGCAGGAGAACGAGTACCGGCCCTCCGTTCAGGCCCAGCAGCAGGCTAACCTGGTCGCGGCCGTGGCCGACGAGCTGGAGTTCCGCCAGGAGCAGAAGCTCGCCGCCGAGACCCGCGCCGCCCGGCTCGCCGCCGTGCGCGAGCAGGCCGCCCCCATCCGTGCGATGCGACTCCAGTCGCTTCGTCAGCTCGACTAGAAGGACACCACCATGGCATGCAACTGCGGATCCCGGGCGAAGGGTGGCGCGACCACCTGGACCGTCGTCACGAAGGACGGGAAGGCGACGCCCTACCGCTCCGAGGTGGAGGCGCTCAGCGCCCAGCGGCGCCAGCCTGGCTCCACCGTCTCGGCGAAGTAGATCATGGCCGAAGGCGACCGCTTCATCCTCGCGGATCCCACCACGAAGCGCATGGATCCCCGCGGCCTTCCGCTGGACACCGTGCGGGTCGACCCCACCACGAAGCTCCCGACTGACCCGGCGGTCCTCGCGGCCTGGGACGCGCGCTTCGCGACCGGCGGCGGCGAGGCGCCCGCCTCGAGCGTCGCCATCGACCCCGACACCGGCGACATCTACATCACCGACGCGGCCGGGACGCCGGGCGCCGACATCCAGTTCGACGCCACCACCGGCGATCCGTACATCGCGATCTAGAAGGAACCACCCATGGCACAGCCGCTCAACAGGATCGTCGTCACGCGGCAGGAGCTGCAGAACTACCAGGCGCAGGTCAGTGCCTCTCTCGCCGCGAAGGCGTCCATCGCGCAGCTCACCTCGAAGGCAGACGCGGCAAACGTCTACGACAAGTCCCAAGCGGACGCTGCCATCTCCGCGGCAGTGGCGCCGAAGGCGAACGCGTCGGGCGTCTACACGAAGGCGGAGTCGGACGCTGCCCTCGGCACGAAGGCCAACGCCTCCACGGTCTACACGAAGGCGGAGGCGGACGCGAAGTTCACCGGCGGCGCCTCCTCCGCTCGACTGTGGAACGCGACGACGCGCACTTGGCCGGCGCTGGGCAGCTCTGCCCTGCCGGTCACCTTCTACTCGACGAACGACCCGACCGCGACGGCGCCCCTCGAGGCGCGCATCAACTTCGACGTCTGGATCCCTCACGCGGACTCGACCGTCGCATGACCCACCTTCGTCAGCGCATCAGCGCGAGCATCTTCCGCGGCGTCGGGCTGCCAGACGTCAGTCTCGACGCCGTCACGTGGGACTTCTCCGACACGAACCTCCCGACGGCGTACCGCTCGGTCTCCGACTGGGAAGATCGGATCCCCGCCGGCACGACTCGCGTGAACATCCAGACCGCCTCCTCCGACTTCTACACCAACCTCAAGGCGACAGTCGACGCCGCCTCAGGCCCCGTGCTCGTGAACCTCGGCGAGGGCGACTACGTGCTCGACCAGTTCCGGATGATCGGCGCATCGGGCGACCCGACCTACGCGTTCGGCTTCTGGTTCGGCATGAAGTTCCGCGGCTTCACCGGCCGCGGCTACGACAAGACCTTCGTGAGCATGAAGGCCAACTCGATGACGCAGGCGCAGCTCGACAAGCTCGCGACCATGACGCAGTCCTCGTTCGCGCCGAACCAGATGGGCATGTTCCGGCTGGACTCCAGCCCGTCGAGCCCGTTCTTCCTCGGGGGCCTCACGTTCCGCGCGGCCAACCAGAACCCGCTGACCACGATCGCCTCGGACATCACCGGCGTCCAGCGCCCGACGACGCCGCAGCCGGCACCCCACCAGGGCCCGACGATGTACTCCGACACGACCGGCGCGGGCGTCGTCTCGCACGTGCGCTTCCAGGGCGCCGGCAAGGCGTGGATGTCGCAGCCGCCGTTCGAGATGGCGAACTTCACGTCTGCGCGCTCGCGGATCAGCTTCTACAGCTGCGAGTTCGACGGCCGTATCTCGCCCGCCTACGACGCCTCGCGCCCGCGCAAGTGCGTGCCGTGGATGGGCAACGACGAGTACGAGTCCCGCATGTTCGACACGTGGCTGCACCACTCCAACGTCTCGCGCTACGCCGCGAACGACGAGGGCATGTCGACGAGCGGTCGCGTGTACGCGCTCACCCGCTGCAAGCTCGACCACATCGGCGAGACGCAGAACGACGGACTCGGCGGCTTCACCAACGCGACGCCGCTCGGCTGGGAGTCGACGAACGCCGAGCTCATCATCACCGACGTCATCGTCTCGCAGGACAACGGGAACACCGGACCTTCCGGCGCGGGCATCGCCCAGCACCTGCAGCTCACCCACGTCGGCGACTCCTCGTCCGACACCGCGGGCGGTCGCATGCGGGTGTACGGCGGCAAGTTCCTGCAGCCGATCTGGACGCAGCTCGACGGCTGGCTCTGCATCCGCGCGACCCCGTCCCGCTGGGTCACCGACGGCTACGCGAACACGATCTTCGTGTACCCCAACTCGGACGGCTCCGGCACGCGCAAGCAGCCCTGGGTCTACTCGGGCACATGGCCCCCCACCGCCGCGCAGATCGCTGCCGCTGGCGTCACCAAGGACTCGCACTACCTCGTGCGCAACAGCTAGGAGCAGCAGATGACCAGATTCCAGAACACCCTCGACGCCGGCACCCAGGGCGCGCAGGTCACCGCGGCGAACAGCAGCGCGTCCGGCTCGGCGTTCGGGCAGGTGTTCGGCGCCGGCATCCTGACGTACGACTCGTCCGCGGCGATCCAGGGGTCGAAGGGCGCGCTCGCGGAGTCGGCATCCAGCGTCGCCGCCATGAACGCGATCTTCCCGGCCGCAGTCGCCGCCGCCGGATTCAGCCTCGAGTTCTCGCTCCCGTCGCTGCCGGGCTCCGACTTCCACATCGCTCGCCTTACCGATGGCAGCGACGCGCGCCTGGTCTCCATCCACGTCAGCAACACGAACCGCCTCCGCCTGTCGGACGCCACGGGCACGGCGAGCGGCATCTGGACCGCAACGGACGCGCTCGTCGCCGGCACGAAGTACCGCGTCGAGGTCTGGGCCAAGGCGGGATCCACCTCCACGACGGCCGAGATCCGGGTGGCCTACTTCCTGGCGGGATCCACCACCCCCATCCAGAGCTTCACCACCACCGCCGGCAGTGTCGCGACGGGCACGCCGTTCGCGCGCTTCATCTGGGGCCGCATCACGACGAGCACCATCCAGGCGGCGTTCGACTCCCCCGTGTGGGAGACCGACGGCACCGCCCTGCCGGGCCCGCTCTCGGTCCCGCTGGACACGCCAGTCGTGACGCGGGGCGCGGCCACGAACCCCACCACCGTGAACGGCACCGACGGCACGCAGGTGCTCACGTGGCCGGCGGTCGCGAACGCGGCGTCGTACCAGTTCTGGCAGGCCGAGAGTGCCAACCCGGCGCAGGGCGACTTCGTGCTCAAGGCGTCGGGGGTCACCAGCCCCTACACGGTCACGGGCCTCAGCGCCGGCACCCACGCGTACGGGATCAAGGCGAAGGCGTAGCCCGTGGCTCTCGATTCGGCGATCGGCTACTCGGTCGGCACGCTCTACCCCCCGGCCGCGGCGGTGCGCTCGGACTCGGCGATCGGGTACTCCGCGGGCACGCTCGTGGATCCCGCTGCACCGACGCCGGCCGCGCGCGCCGACTCCGCCATCGGCTACTCCGTCGGCACCCTGACGAGCCCGGCGACGCCGGTAGTCCGCCGGGACTCGGTGATCGGCTTCTCGGTCGGGGAGCTGCGCGCGCCGCACAAGCCGATCGTGATGCGCACCGAGTCGGGGTACCAGCGCACCGTGGTCCGGATGCTCACGGCGTCCGGCTGGTCGGCGCCCCCCACCACGTCCGCGCCCTATCCGGACGCGTTCTTCCCCGACACCACATACCCCGCCTAGGAGGCGCTCATGTACAGCAGGAATCCCCCGTGGAAGGCTGGCGTCGCTGGCGGGACCCCGGTCACCGCGGTCGCGCTCGAGAAGATCGAGTCTGGCATCGAGCAGGCCGACGTCACCAACCCCGCGTCGGACGCCAAGAGGTGGTCGGACTCGGCGTACGCACGACAGTCGAACGAGCTCGTGAACGCCCGCACTTCGTTCGGCGCAGTGGGTGACGGCGTGGCCGACGACACCGACGCGCTGCAGCGGTTCGTCACCTACTGCCAGGTCAACCATCGAGCGGGGGTCATCCCTGCCGGAACGTACAAGATCACCGCGCCGCTGCGATTCTCTAGCGTTCCCGGCTGGTCGGTTGTCGGCGCCGGGCCGTACGTCACCACGATCAAGCAGTACACCGACAATGTCGCCATTTTCAATCTCGGCAGCGACACCGTTTCCTACATGCACAGCATGGCAATTCGTGACATGTCGTTCAACTACGCAACCGATCAGCCGGCAACGAACACGGATGCGGCGGCGATACTCCTGTCGACCATGGTGTTCCAGTCGGCCTTCACCAACCTGCAGTTCAACAACAGCGCATTCGGATTCCGGATGGCTGACGGTATCGGATGCCCGTGGGGCACGACGTTCGACGATCTTCGTTTTGGCGGCGCCATGACGGTCGGAGCCATGGACTGGAGTCGTGGCGTGAACGGCGTTCCGAACAACCGATTCGGCCGCATCCTGGCCGACTGCGCCAACATGATCGGACCGGTCTTCTCTCTTCGGGGGTACAACTTCCAGATCGACACGATCGAGTTCATCGCGGCCAACAAGGGCGCCAACCTCTTGACCCTGCAGGCGGGAGGCAAGGTCAACATCGGCACGATGAAACTGGAGAACGGAATCTACGCGGCAAACAAGTCGCTGTGGAACTTCGAAGGTAAGTCAAATGCAACGATTGGCAACCTCACGGTAGGCGGAAACGCCATGAAGGTGACGGGGGGGCTCATCAGCGCACTGCGGGTCGATCAGGGATTCGTAGACGTTGGGTACATGGAGGTGGAGCTCAGCGAAGCTGCAGCAAACGGCGGACAGATGTTCGCCACTAGCTCTTCGGGTGCGCTGTCCATTGGTAGGTACGTGAGCACCTCTGGATTCACTGCGGGCCTGCACAATGCGGTTTCGACGGAAGGTGGCAACTTCGTCACTGTTCGCGATCAGGTCACCGGCCGCCTTTCGAACAGTCGCCCGGATTCTGACTACACCATCGTTCGCGGCGACCCCAATATCGTTGCTTACCAGACGGCATTCGCGGCACCTCGAACGCTGACGCTTCCGTCAGACAGCCCCAACATGTTCAACGGTCTCTACTACGAGATCGTCATCAGTGGGGCCGTGAATGGATCGAACACGCTCACGATCAAGGCGGGGACCACGACGCTCCGCGTGGAGACCGCCGACAAGGTGTCGATGCGCTACGTGTGGCGCCGTCACTCCTCGGGAGCACTGGGGTGGGTTCTGACCCGCTACGGGCTGCTGCCCTGACCCCCGATCCGATGGCATAGCTCAGCCGTGGAGCCGCCCCGCCGACAAGATGTTGGCGGGGCGGCTCCGTTTCGTGCATACTTCTCTCAGAAGCACGACCGCACTCCTCCGTAGCGAGGTGGCATCCCACAGATTCGCATCTGTCGACCACCCCACGTAGTAGGAGTCACACCATGTTCGAGCTTCCTGACCTGAGCACCCTCGACGAGAGCGGCCTCAAGGACCTCCTCAAGACCGCGATGGACGAGCACGCCCGTCTCGCGAAGATCGACGACGACAAGATCTCGGACGACGAGATCACCGAGCTGGAGAACGCGACGGCCGCCGTGCAGGCGATCAAGTCCGCGCAGGCCAACATCGGCAAGGTCGACGAGGAGCGCAAGGCCCGCATCGCTGCCGCGAAGGCCGGCGCCGACGCCGCCCCCGCCGAGGAGCCCGCCCCGGCCGAGGACCCCGCGCTCGTCGAGGACCCGGCGCTCGCCGCTGCGGCCGTCGAGCCCGTCGTCGAGCCGACCATCGACCCCGCCCCCATCGACCCCATCGCAGACCCCATCCAGGAAGAGGAGACCATCGTGGCCTCGGCAGTCCCCACCGGCATCGCGGCAGCCGCCGCGGCGGCCACCGCTCCGGCCGCTGACGCCGAGCCCGTCAGCAAGCTCCGCGAGCTCGCGCCGATCGCCATCACGGCGTCGGCCGGCGTCCGTGGCTACGAGGTGGGCCAGGAGATCGCCGACCTCACCGGCCTGGGCGCCGCGTTCAGCGCGGTCGCGACCAAGTTCCAGAAGCCCCGACCGGGCTCGCAGTCGATCACGCAGGCGTTCTCCGTCGCGACGATCGCCCGACCCATCGACCCCGACTTCGCCCTCACCGGTGACCCGGAGCACGACCACGACACGCTCATGGCGGCGTCCCGCGAGTCGCGCCTCGAGGGCGGGTCCCTCGTCGCGGCCGGCGGCTGGTGCGCCCCGTCCGAGACGCTCTACGACATGTGCGTCTGGGAGACCATCGACGGCATCCTCTCCGTCCCCGAGGTCACGTGGAACCGAGGTGGCATCCAGTTCACCAAGGGCCCCGACTTCTCCACCATCTACGACGGCACCGACGCGAGCTTCGGCTTCGTCCAGACCGAGACGCAGGCCGAGGCGGGCGAGGAGAAGAAGTTCGAGACGATCGAGTGCCCGGACTGGGAGGAGGCGCGCCTGGAGGCCGTCGGCTACGGCATCCGCGCCGGCATCCTGACCCAGGTCACGTACCCGGAGCTGCTCCGCCGCTACACCGAGGGCGCGCTCGTCGCCCACGCGCACAAGATGAACAAGCGCGTCATCGGCAAGATTGTCACCGAGCTCGGCACGGCTGTCACGGCGCGTGCGCTCGGCTCGGCCGTCGCCGACACCCTCGCGGCCCTCGAGGCGGCGGTCATGCGCCTCCGCTACAAGTTCCGCCTCAACGCCAACGCGACCGTCGAGGGCTTCGCCCCCCTGTGGCTCATGTCGGTGCTGCGCGCGGACCTCGCCTTCCGCAACGGCGGCGGCCTCGACCACATCAACGTGACCGACGGCCAGGTCAAGGCGTGGCTCGCGAGCCGCGGCGTGAACCTCCAGTTCGTGTACGACTGGCAGGACCTCGCCACCTCGGGCGCCTCGCTCACGATCCCCGGCTCGGTGGACATCGCGCTCTACCCCTCGGGCACGTTCGTGAAGGGCGTGAACAACGTCATCTCGCTCGACGCGGTCTACGACTACGACAGCCTCAAGACCAACACCTACACGGCGATGTTCTTCGAGGAGGCCATGCAGATCGCGAACGTCTGCGGCGAGGGCCTGCTGCTCCGCGTGGGCCTCGAGTCCGCGGGCCGCACCGGCGCCGCGAACATCACGCGCGCCACCGGCCTCACCGCCGTCACCGCGTAGTCCCCACCATCTCCGGGGGGCGTCCCGCCCTGGGCGCCCCCCGGACTAGCACGAGAGGAGGCTGGGCCACATGGTCGTAGCACACGGCGTTCTGGTTCCCACGCCCCCGATCACCCCCGTCGAGGGCGGCCTGCTGCACATCGCAGAGGTCATGGACATCACCGACCCGCACGAGCAGCAGGGCGTGAACTACGAGGCGGACGTGACCACGGTCGCGTCCGGCGTCGACTACATCGAGGGCGACTGCCTCACCACGAACCCGAAGGACTTCGACGATCCGTTCAAGTACGTCGAGTCGGACGAGTTCACCGCGTACGTGGGCCTCAAGTGCAACGCGGCGATTCGCGAGCTGAACGAGTACCTCGTGAAGGCGGAGCGGAACCTCGAGGTGACCGCCGGCATCGCGCTGGAGGAGCACGTCTGGACGGAAGTCTTCGCCCCGAACGCCGAGGACCTCACCCCCGCGAGCGGCGCCGTGAAGGCGAAGCGCGGCCTGGCCCTCCTGGAGGAGTACGCCGGCAAGCGGTACCCCGGGGTGCCCATGGTCCACTCGGGTCGACAGGCGGCCGTCTACCTCGCCAGCGAGGCCATCGTCAGCGGCGAGATCGACAAGGCCGCCACGGTCGGCGGCGCGCTGTTCGTCAACGGCGGCGGGTACGACGCCAAGACCGGCCCCGGCGGAGTCGTGGCCGGCTTCGACGAGGCGTGGCTGTACGTCACCGGCCACGTCACCATCCGCCGTGGCGCGGTCGAGGCGCACCCTGTCATCGAGCCCGGATCCAACACTGCTGTCGCACTCGCGGAGCAGATCTTCGTCACGACCGTGGAGCCGTTCATCGGCGCGGTCCGAGTCAAGCTGGAGTAGCAGATGTCCATCCCCAAGGGCTACGGCCTCATCGCCGGCCGCAGCAAGGCCACCGCCGAGAAGCTGCTCGGGCTCGCGCGCGAGCAGGAGCTGGATGTCAGCGAGGTCAAGGCCACGCGCGACGGCTACCAGGTCCCGCAGTCGATCATCGACGCCGTCGACCTGGAGAACGCGCGGGAGCGCGAGGCCCAGGTCACCGAGCGCGAGGAGGCGCAGCGCGCCGCCGACGAGGCCGAGGAGCACAAGCAGGCCGAGGCCGCCGCCGCCGCCGAGGCGGCCGCCGCCGAGGAGCGCAAGGCCACCGAGGCGAAGGAGGCCGAGACCGCCAAGGCAAAGGCGGACGCCGACGCGAAGGCGAAGGCTGACGCTGACGCTGATGCGAAGGCGAAGGCCGCCGCCGCCAAGAAGCCCGCCACCCGCTAGATCACCGCCACCGGCACAGGAGAATCAGACCATGCGCAAGACCAACACCCTCAAGATGGTCAAGGGCCGTCGCATGCGCGTCACGCGTCTCGACGGCTGTGGCCGGTTCGTGTACGGCGACGACTCGACCGCGGTCACGAAGGGCTTCGTCACCGTCGGCTTCACGGCCAACACCACGGAGACCGACGAGATCACCGTCACGAACGCCTCGGGCGAGACCTGCCTCTACGAGGCGGGCGAGGCGCAGCTGGCCGGCTACTCGCTGGAGTTCAACTTCTGCGACGTCGACCCCGAGCTCTTCTCGATGATGACCGGCATGCCGATCGTGTACGACGCCTTCGGCCGCGTCAACGGTCTCGACATCGACACGAAGGTGAAGCTGGACGACGCGGGCTTCGCGCTCGAGCTCTGGACCGGCACCCCCGCGGGCAACGCCTGCAAGCCCGGATCGGTCACGCAGGGCAACTTCGGCTACCTGCTCCTGCCGTACCTGCAGGGCGGCATCCTCGGAGACTTCGAGGTCGGCAACGCGGCGATCACCTTCACGCTCACCGGCGCCAGCACGCGCAACGGCGGCTCGTGGGGCCGCGGCCCGTACAACGTCGAGGTCAACGCGGGGCCCAACGGGGCCCCCGACTTCGCGGGCCCCCTCACCTCGCCCATCTCCGACAGCGTCGCGCTCCGCATGATCAACGTGCAGGTGGCGCCGCCCGAGGCCCTCGACGGCGCTCGCCCGCTCCTCGAGGACGTGACGAACGGCGTCGGCCTCACCTCCGTCACCGCCACGCGCACCGGCAACTCGGTGGCGATCAGCGTCCTCCCGGACGCCGGAGCGGACGAGAAGGTCTGGTACGAGTTCGGCGACTTCACCTGGGACGCGGTCCTGGGTGATGGCGGCGACACCACCCATGTCTACGACGGACCCGGCACGTACACGATCTGGGCCTACAACGGCGCAGGGAAGCCGGTCACCACGACCGTCACCATCCCGTAGCATCACCTCCAGGGGCGGGCGACTAGCTACCTAGTCGCCCGCCCCTGCTGCCGATCTGAGAGGGCACCATGGACACGACGGTCGACTGGTCGGGCTACGCAGGCGGGATCGCCGCCGCGGAGGGGCTCGACGAGACCGTTCGACGCATGGCGGAGGCGGCGGCATGGGAGACGCTCACCTTCCTCTCCGGTGGGCAGATCCGCCTGGATCCGATCGAGGTCCGACCCGCGGGTGATGCCGCATGCTGCGGCAAGGGGTGGGCCGGCTCGGTCTCTGCGCTCATCCGCCGCGACCCGGAGTACCCGTGGCTGGGCATCTTGGGGTCCTGGCGGAACAGCTGCTCGTGCTCACGCCGCGCGCGCACGGAGGTGCGACTTCCCGGCCCCGTCTCCCGAGTCGTCGAGGTCCGGGTGGCGGGAGACGTAGTGAGTCCTGGCGTCTACCGCGTCGACGACGGCTACGTCCTGGTCCGCGAGGACGGCTTCGAGTGGCCGCACGGCGCCAACATGGCGCGCGACGATGCCGACGATGCGTTCGTCATCACCTACTACAAGGGCGTGGCACCGTCCGCGCGCGTACGCTTCGCTGCCGGCCTGCTGGCTGGCGAGATGGCCGCGGCCATCACGGGCGGCGCTTGCCGGCTGCCGAAGGGCACGCGCTCGGTCACCCGCCAGGGCACCACGTACGAGATCGACACCTCCGCCTTTCCGAACAACCGGACGAACATCCGCATCGTCGACACCCTCATCGCGAGCATCAACCCGAACGCCCTGCGCGCGGAGTCGCAGGTCCTGTCCCCGGACCTGCCGAGGATGCGGCAGACTACTATCGCCGCCCGCAGAACAGGAGCGTGAGCATGGCTGTCGCGACGATCATCATCGACCTGCCCGATCCGCTGCAGGCGCCGTGGGGCGAGGAGCTCAACGCAGCCGTCACCCTCGTGGCCGACGCCTACAACAGCCTCCGCCCCGGCCTGGCTGGCGGTGTCGCCATGCTGAACGCGCAGGGTCTCGTCGTCAACGCCAACGGCACCGTGCCGACCATGTCGGCCGCCAGCACCATCACGCTCTCGCAGAT